GGCTTGTCGTCCTTCTTCGGCGGACAGGGTGGATTGACTACCTGGTACGATACGCGGTTGCCCACGACGCATCGTACCAGGCGGCTGGCCTTTTTGCTTTCTAGGCAGCCTAGATGTTGCCCGTCCAGAGCAACAAGGCCACGAGCCCGGAAGCGATGGCAGCGATGGTCGACTTGGTCCCGCGCCGGGTCCCGCTGTACTTGCCAGCGTCGAGGGCGGCGCCGATGGCGGTGACGGTGAATGCGAGCAGGAAGAACCACTCCCCTGCGTGAAGGGTTGGAATCTCGGTCATCTTAGCGTGTCTCCTCGCCGCCGCAGACGGCAGCTGAGTGGGGTAGCCCCACGTCTAGCTCAGCTCCGATCGGCGGTCAAACCGTGAGATCGCCGCGGCTGTCCATCACTTCACCTCATCGACCTGGGCCCGAGAGAGCACATAGCGTGTGAGCTCCACACCCTTCCACGTTCGCTTACCTTTGCGGGGGCCGCGGCTGATGATGCGCGGGATACCTCCCTCGATCACGAACGCATCGTGGGGTTTGTCGCCGATCACCTCAGAGCGACACCAGGCCCACCCAGCGGGCGGCTTGTGAAAGCGCTCGATCGCGACCTGTATCCAATCCTTGGTCTCGCTCACTGACCACCGTACTTGATCGGCTGGTAGTCGAACTGACCACCGGTTGCGAGCTGGCCGCTGACGACCTGGGCGAGCCGGGTGTCAGGCTGCTTCTTCTCGAAGTCGGGCCGGTAGAGCTCGACGAGCGAGCGAAGCACCCTGCCCCGATCCTCCGGCTTCAAGGTCTCAAGCTGCTGAGCGCAGTTGGTCCAGATCTGAACGTGGAGAGGGGGTTTCTCTGCTGCGTCTTGGGGGTCTTGTTGGTCCATGTGTGTTAATAACCACGTCTTCAAAAACAGTTAGAATTGTGCTAGAATCACTGGGCTACCGAGTTGCGAAGGTGCCAAAGCGCAGCGACGCACCGGAGCGACGGGGAAGCGGAGCTAGCCGACCAGCTGTCCCTCAGCCATTTTGTTCTGGGGTTCGTGATGGTGCTTCCATCTTGCTGTCAGAACCCTCGGCGGCAGCGCGGTCTCGGTTCGTGCACATTGGGCACCGCCACATCGGGCTGCGAACGTAGTCGAGGCGCCACCACTGGTGCCCGCACTCCTCGCACTCGTCGAGGCGCCAGCCCTTCATGTCGCAGCCACCGGGCCCCTTGGGCTTGGGCGGGGTGGGCTGACCGGGTTCGCTTGGTGTGTTCCCCATGTGGGTCCCTCGTCGCTATGTCCGGCCGCGTGTGACGCCCTTCGGCTTATCGAGCACTGTGGTTCCGACGATAGGCACGCCGTCGCGTGGTCCCTCCCCGGCAGCACTCACCTTGACCTCGACGCCCCCGGAGAACCAGCCACACGCTGCCCTTGCTCCGAAGGTGCCATGCGTCCATTTCCGACCATGACCCCGCGGACGCGCCCGCGATTGCCCCGAGAGTAAGCGAAAATGTCTTCGCTGCAAAGGCAGAGGCCCCGTGCTGACTTCCCACCAGCTCCGAGGCCCAACCGTGTCTTCAGTTTGCAGCGTCAGACGCACCGAGCGTAGCAGACTCCGGCCCAGGCAACGAGTCTGCTACCGCCGGGCCAGCATTGGTGCCGCCCTATGCCCATGGCCGGTGCTGAATGGTACCAGGATTTTTGGGTCCCCTTTGCCGCGAAAGGTGGTCCCCCCACCCCCTAACCCTGTTCGGAAGTAAAAAGAAGTCGCGGACACCCGGTTGATCCCGACCTACTGGCAGATGGACTGGGGTGAACGCGACGGCTGCAGCATATCAAAATAGTCGCGGACACACGTGCCCCTCTCCCCCCGCTCTATGGGACCCGCGGGAAACCATCGGGGGGTATCACTTCGATTCGCGCGTCGCGTCGTCGCGCACGTCGTCTGCCGCCGTCAGCTGCATCGCGTCATCATTACTCACAGCTGCGGGCACTGCCTCTACTATGCGTTGCCGCTCTGAGCTGCGTTGCTTCATCGCATAGCGACGTTGCAACTCACGCGTCACCGCATCGCCGCCAACAGCTGCAAGGATCTTCGCTGCGTTGCGTGTCGTGCCGCCGCTACCAGCTGCAGCCATACCAAGACACCCATCAATCACATGCATCGCCGCCGTAAGCTGCACCTTCATTGCAGCCGACTGCGCAATGTTGTCGAGCGACCCAACGTCTAGTTCGAGAATCCGACGCAGCGCGGACGTTGCGCTTGGCAGGAGCTTCTGCACCTCTTGCTCTGCCCTAGCCTTAGGCGTAGCCAACGCCTCCCCTTTCACCATGTCATCTTGCGCACTTAGCGCATTTGTGACGCCGCTTACCTCTGCCATCGCACTTCACCTCTACCTCAGCGATATTTCCGTTGAGATATCGATATTTTAGACCGTCCCCCGGATAAAATCGACACGAGCCACGTGAACAATGCTTGACGGTTTGTTCACGCCGCGTTAGGTTCTGGGAGTGGTTGGCGGTTGGGACGGGCGAAAGGGTCGCCTCTCCACGACACGCTAAGACGCCAGCCGCCTAAGGAACCCATGTCTACATCCGGTTACACGCGCTGTGCTTGCCGCGATTGCTTCAACACTGCCGTCAGCTCCGACATGTCCAAGCCAGGCCTGTGTTCTGGCTGCGCTGAGAACGACTGCGACCCCTCGGGCAAGTCTGAGTGCCTAGACCCCGATGCCTACTGCTCTGCCGAATGCGGCTGCAATGGGGAGGGCTGAGCCATGGCCTACACGGTGGAACACACCGATACGTTCGGCGGCGAAGCTAACTACAGCTGGGTGCGCCGCTACCAGCTGCCCGACAACCTATCGAAGCTGCAACGCGTGCGGAGAGCAAAGGCGCTGTGCGGTCTCGCCGGTGTGCGCTGCGAGGTCTCAGATTTCGGAGATGAGCTGCACATTAGGCCGCAGGGTTTGGCGCAGATCGTCTTCGTGTCCTGGACCGAGCAAGAAGAAAGCTGCGTGATGCAGCGCGAAAGGGCTGAGCCATGACGCGACTCATCAACGCCAAGCTACGTTTGCAGCGTGCTCGCGAGGCATGCCCGCATTGGGATCAGGAGTCGGATGGCGGCACCGATTGCGACATGAACACTCGCGATTGCTGCATCGAAGTCTATGAAGCGCGCGCCGCGCTATGGCGTGCCAAGCAGTCCGCGCACAAAGGGGAGCGCTGAGCCATGTTCAAAGCCAACACTGAAGAGACAGCGCGCGAGCTGGCGCGCGAGCACAACCTATCGCACGGGTTCAGCGTGTTTGATGGCAAGTGGTACGTGGGCACAACAGAACAGCTCGCGGCAATCGGCTGCATTCTATCCAAGCAGGAGGGCTGAGCCATGGCTCTCAATGCAGGATGCCTGTTGCTCAAGCTCAACGGTGAGGACGTGCTTGCTCTCGACATCATCAAGAGCAACGCCCTATTCGCCGCAGACCGCAACGCTAAAGACTTCAAGACCGCTCGCGAGCAGGTAGCGAGCTACCGCAACAATGCAGTAGCCACGCTCGTAGGCTGCGGCGTGAGCGCGCAGCTTGCCACCGCACTAGTCAAAGCCAACTGGGCGCAATGCGTGCGACACGAACGACTTAAGCGCCGAGTGGCAAGCGCGCACGTGGGGAGGGCTGAGCCATGCGCGTGAACAGCTTCAACAGCAAAGCAATCATCGAAGCGCAAAAGGCATACGCCTCCTGCAAGTGCGCGGCTTGCGAAGGTCCGTTCGGGGAAGCGGCCGCTGGCGCTTGCGATGCCATGCGCAAGCTTCTAGCCGAGATCGAGCGCGGCGAGGATATGTACCTTGCTGCACATGGGGTGAAGCCGTGAGCAAACCTATCTACTGCGAAGTGTGTGGCGATCTCAAAGGCAAGCGTGCGTGCTCCTACGGCTCAGCCGCCGACTACATGGGCGAGCCGCTCCACAACATGAGCACCGTACGCCTCGATTCGCTGTATGCGGGTGCATGGGACGCCAACAATCCCGATCGCAAGGTCCTGCTGCACGAACGCAGGCGGCGTCAGCAACGCGACGCACTTCGCGCAAAGTCTGACTTTGGCTTTGGATACGCCAAGGATCCGCACACGCTACCGCGCTGAACCGTTGGGAGTGGCTGCAGCTCATGGCTGCAGCCTATCCGAGCGATTCAGCTCACAACAAAGGACACGCTATGTCACGCAAGCTTCCAAACGCTATCCGCACAGACAGAGACGAGCGAACCGGACGCCTGGACAAGCGCCTGCCTCGCGGTTTCCACCTCGCCTACTTCAAGAATCAATCCTATTTCGTGCGCAACGGGTACGAGCTGCAGGAATGCCCGTACGAGCACAACGCCCACGTTGACAACTGCATGCGCTGCGCTCCGCTTTGGGGCGTGATTGCGGTGCAGTCATGACCCCAGCACAAGAGCAAGCGGCAAGCGCCGCACGTCGTGCGTGCATTGAATGGCTCAAGAGCTACCCCGGTCCGACTCCGCCATCACAAGCGGCCGACGCCGCATGGCGCAAATGGTCCCAAGACCTACCCTATGCCCACGAAATAAAAAACGCATTCCTCGCCGCATGGCGCGCGCAGTGGGAGATCCGGTGAACCAATCGGACAAGCTAGACGCGATCGGCGGGCTTCTCTCAGAGAACGGCTGCGATTGCGACTGCGATCACTCCCAAGATGAGCACGATGCAGACTGCGCGCGGTGCCTCGCATGCAGAATCACAATGGTAATCCTTGACCTCGACTACAGAGGAGGCCCGCTACCGTGAGCCTATCTCTCGACTCGAAAACGCTCGCGCCTCTGTTCAATCGCCTGGCCTGGCGCCTCTGTTCTAACCGCCACCTGGACGCCTCGGTCTACCTGCAGCACCGTGTGCAGCGCGTATGCGCTCACGAGTACGGCCCTACCCTCAACCTCGTGCGCGGGTGCTTCGCCTATTGCGAGCTATGCGGGCACGAAACAGAAATCAGCTACTGAAAGGATACGCCAGATGAAAACGTACATCGTCTACGTAGACGGACTCGAAGTCCGCAAGATCAAAGCAGGAAACCACAACGCGGCCGAGAAGAAGGCTCAAAAGCTCTACCCCGCTCTACCCCGCCATCGCGTTTCAGTCGCATACACCGAAGTTTGACACCACACGCTCGCATAAAAGGACACGCTAATGCCTAAGACCGCCGACCAACACGCAGCGAACGAGCTGGAGCTCTACCTTGAGAATGACGAACCACTTTACCGCGACACGCAAGCCTGTTACGCGAACCTGCTACGCAAGCAAAAGCGCGGGACCTACGACAGCGCGCGCGCCGTTGCCGCTTTTGAACACGTGGTTTACACAGCTGCAAAAAAATACGTCCGCGAGTTTGGCGGGAACGTCGCCAGCACATTCGACAAGCCCACACGCACAGCTGTTGCCATCTCACTGCGCGACAGCTTCGAGGCGCAGGTGAAGAATGGCGAGCTGTCACACCTGCTCGACGGCTGAACATTGGGAGCGGGGCGCGACGGAAGCGCGCCCCCATCCGAGCATTCAGACCACACAACGAAAGGACACGCTAAAATGCCTACATTTCACCGCGTTGCACAATGCACAAACCCGTTTCACCTATGGGCGGACAGGCGATCGCAGCCACGCGGCGCGCGACGCCTCGCCCTACTCCACCTCGCAGCCGTTGGCATGGGCGAGCTGGACAACATGGTCACGGGCTCGCAAAACAGCGCGCTGTCTGAAGACATAACCAGCTTCTATGATTTTTGCGCCGACAAGGACATCAGCACACGTTTCGTGCACATACGCATGCACGCCGCCGCGTACATCGAAGACACCCTAGAGATTCTCGTGCGCGAGGCGTCGTTATGAGCAAGAAACGCCCCCTAGCCCTACGCACAACCACAAGCGACATTTGCGCGATCGTGGTGAAGCGTACGAACGACCGCAACGGCAACAGCATCTACACCGCCACGTGCGGAAGCGAAAAGCGCGTGCACAAGTACGATCCCGCGCTCACACGCGAACAGAACATCGAGGCGGCTGCCGATCTGTGCCTCACAACGTCTGACCTTGACGGCAACACGCGCGCGCTACTGCGAGGCGCCTACCTGGACAACTCCACCTTTGTGTTTGTGAGGCTCGACCAATGAACAGCCCATTCGAAACCCTGCACAAATCGATCGCTGTCCCGCAGCTCGTAACACAATACGCACACCTCACTTGCGCGGCCCGCGGTTTAGAAGATCTGCGCATCCTGTGCCTTGCAGCGGATCGCTCCGACGCAATGATCACCCACATGACAATGGTACACGAGCGTCTAACGGGCAGCGCGCGGCTGTCCTGGCACGACCACCTGAACAACGCCAAGCAATACCTGCGCGACCACCTATAGAAACCGAAAACGCTTTCCTGTTTGACACGTGAACAATCCCTGTTATTTGTTCACTTCACGAAAAGGGCACGCATCATGAGCACCGGATTTCCCAAGGTCTACAAGGCACGCGATAGCCAAGCATTCGAGGCACTCTACGCACGCAGCGCCAGCGCTCGGTCTGAAGTGCTGAAAGCCGAGGGATCGCAATCCATCCGAGACTTCACCGAACACATGGAAAACGCAATCAGCGACCTAGAGCTCAGCCTTGCGCACGCTCGCGAGGCACTGGCCATCGCCAAAGATTGAGGCCCGGGTTCCCATATCCGCGGTGACCCGAACACGTGCCGCGGCACGGTTGCGCAACTCGAACACTCTACACGAAAGGACACGCTCATGACTGACACGCTTTTGACTGTTCTCAAGATGGCCCGCGGCCGCATCGACACGCCCGAGAAATGGGCAAAGGGCGCGTTTGCGCTGGACGCTGAAGGCAATGCCATCAATCCGCGTTACGAAGGCGCTGTCTGCCTTTGTGCAGAAGGCGCTATCCGCTGGGCACTGTGGGAGTTCAAACAGGAAGAGCCCAATGAATACGGGGAGCACAACCTAACCGGCCATGACGCGTACGAGATCAAGCGCTTGGCCTATAACGCTGTTTGGAAAGCAGCGCATGAGGCCGGGGTGCCGGGGGTAGACGCCCCCTCGGAGGATTTCGACTACCCATCCAACTTCAACGACCTCGACACCACAACACACGAACACGTGCTGGCGGCATTCGATGGCGCCATTGCTGCCGTCGAATCACAGCTGTAACCAAAAACGCCTACATCGAAAGCAGACCATGACCGCAATCCACACCAGTCCCAAGTTCAAGCCCGGTTCCATCGGCGCCACTGTCCAAAGGCTCGGCGAAGCCAACCCCGGCATGAAAGCCGACGCCATGTACCAAGCGGTACTCGCGGCTGGCCACAAGTGCGCGAAGAGCACCGTCTTACAGCTGCGGTCCGTGCTCGGCTACGTGGACAGCGCACGCAGCGCTGCGCAGACGGCCGCTGTTGCCGCCAAGAAAGCCAAGCGCCGCACAAAGAAAGGCGTCAAGCGCGGCCCGTACAAAACCAGCAAGGCCAAGGCAGCGGAGCCGGCCACCAATGGCCACACGACCGAGCCAGCGCTCCCAGGTGACTCCGGACGCGAGTTCCGTGCGCTGGTGTCGCGCATCGGCACGGACGCCGCTGACCGGATGCTCGCCGCCGTAAAGCAGGGGCGCTGACCATGGCGGTGCGCTGCAAGCCGGACTGCGACGAGTGCTGTTGCAAGCCTTGCGCTTTGTGCATAGAGCGCGAGCGGGAAGGCTACAGCGAAGACGAGATCACCGAAGTGATCCCCGACATGGAAGCGCATGTCCGGGAGCTGGACGCGGCCTATGCAAGCTCCGAAGAATAACCCCGTGTTCTGGCGCAGCCGCGCCGACCTCATTCGCGAGCTCGCGGACGCAGGGCTGTCTACGAAGGCCATCCGCGAGCGCTGCGTGGCTGAAGGCTACGAAGCACCAAAGCGCGAGGCGATCTACCGCGCGAAGACCTACGAAGCGCAGGGTCGGCCGCTCGCATCGCGCCCGAGCTATTACCACCTGTGGAAGTTCTTCTTGGAAGAGTACGACCGCGCCTACCGCGCGGGCCGGCTCATCGCCATCACGCAAGAAATGAAGCGCCTGATCGACGTAGCTGAAAGCTGCGTCACCCAGGACCAAACACGCGAACCCATCACAGACCGACGAAAACGAAAGGCCAAACGCTAATGCACTACCTCACCGCGCTCGTATTCTGTTTCATCTTCAACGCCCTTTTTTGTGGCGGCTGCGCGCCAGCAAGCCCCGTTCAAGCGCAACCGACCGAATACGGCGGCCGATGCATGGGCATCCGGCCACTCTGCGGTCCAGGTCTGCACCCCGAGTGCATTTGCTACGACGCGTTCGGAAACAACTGCACGTGGCAATGCGTGCACTGAGCTAACACCCCAACCCACCCACGCAAAGGAAGCCGACCATGATGACACCAGAGGAACTCGCCAAGGCCGCGTCTAACCACGCGCTGCAGACCGCGCTCTTGGATGCGTACATCGAAGACGAATGCGGAGACATCGACACGGAGCTGGACCGCGTGGTCGACATGCTTCGCCGCGACTCGGCGCATGAGCTTCTGTGCGGACGCGATGCCGAGAGGCGCTTGATCGACAACATCATTGCGCGCCTAGAGCGGCACGAACATCGCTGACAATCACCCCTGAAAGGACGCGCTACATGAACAACAACAACAAGCTGTGCTTGACCCTGATCGTCATAGAATTGATGACGCTCGGGTATTTGATCTACGACGAAATGGTCGCAAACCCTCAACGGCGAGCTTCGGGCGAATCACTCGAGCGTGGCAGAGCCAACTTAGGCCGGTACATCCAGGACCGGACCACGCGCTAGGAAAGTACGTAGGGGCCGCGTGCACCATGCGCGCGGCCCCCGTCCATCAGGAACGACCAGATAGGAGCTGAGAATAGCACGTGGCCATCGAGACGATCGAAAACCCTAAGACATCTTTCGTCTACAAGTGGCATTGCGCCTATACGCCTTGCAGCGCCTATCTGCGCGGCACCATCGGTGACGCGGTTGCGCGTGGCCTGGACTCCATCTCCTTCGACTGCCCGCACTGCGCGCGGCGCACCATCGTTCCCTTGAGGCCCGAGCAGTGACCAAGCGCAAACCTCACCCGCTGGAAGGCACGCTTGAACGCTCGCGTGTAGCGCTCGATGAGGGCGCGCTAGTCCACAACGCGATCTACGTCATCCGGAACGCGTGGGGTCGCATCGGGCTCGCGCGGCGCGAGGCAGAGGCACTCGTTGCGGCCTACTTCAAAGCAAAGTCCGCGCTCTACGAAGCGCAGATCGAGGCACAGCGGTCGGCCGATGATGCAGCCGCACAGCGTGCCCTCGTTGAACTCTTGACTAACGAGTTGGACCAAAAACAGAAGGGACACAGCTAACATGACTACACCGAAACCGCTTTACGAACGCGCCCGCGAAGCGGGCGCTGAAGCCCGCGCTAAGCAGCTAAGCGAACTGTCAACCGCAGTTTTCACGCACGAGCAGGCCTTGAACGGGTTCGTTCTCTTCATGTGCAAAGAGCAACCGGGCACCGAAGCCGCTTGGCGTCAGTTCGCTGTCGCCTTCGACCCACGAAACAAGCGCTGGGCGGAAGGGAACGACGACTGACATGAAGGTTCTCGAAGAGCCCACGTACAAAGGCCCGCGCTCATACACGTTTCGCTGCAAAAACACGCGCTGCGGAGCCAAGCTCCAAGCCACCGAAGACGAGGGCAAGATTCACTACGACCAGCGCGACGGTGACAGTTACGAGTTCCATTGCGTGTGCTGCGGACACGCCAACTACATCGACGTGCATTGCTTCGACGGGCGCTAACATGCGGAAACTCACGCTTCAGAGCACCTGCCTCGTGACCGAGGACGGACCGCACGACGTGATTGCTCGGCCCGGCGCGCGCAACATGTACGGCTGCCTTCCGTGCCCCCGCTGCGGCGCGGGATACCGCGCCGCCTTCAAGCGCAAAGGTGTTTGGAAAATCCTGTGCGACGAGTGCGGGCATGAGCAGAAGGCTGTGCTCGGCAACGGCTACGCCGGATAGAGCGCGATCAACCGATCGGCTTCGCGCTTGCCGCTCGCGTATGCACCGGGCACTTGCGCGAAGCCGGTATCGAGCGTCGCCTCGCCTGCAAAGCAGAGTTTGTTGCTCGCCACCGGCGCACGCAGGAGCGCGCGATCACCGAGCTTCGTCTGCATGTTGCACGTGGAGTACGCGCCGCGCGCGTACGGGTCTTGGCCCCAGCGCGTAACCTTCACGCTGATCGGATCGGGTGCGGCGGCGCTGACCGTCGCGCGCAAGCGCACCATGGCCTCGGCGGCAATCTGCGCGTCGGTCCAGCCCTCGCGCTCGAGCGCAGCATCACCCACCAACCAGCCCATCAGCACGGGCTTGCCGGTGACGTGCTGCATGTTGAGGAACGTGCTGAACGCGCCGCGCACGGGGCTCGACGTGCCAAGCACAGCCCGGTCAGCAGGCCAAAACTGCGTGCCCGCTGGGAACTCCAAAAAGCACTTGTTCAGAAGGCCCGAGCCGAGGCGTGAGATCGCGCCAGCTTTGGCCGTGGGCAGCGCAGGCGTGAACAGGATGGTGTTTGCTTTGAGCACGCCGATCGGCACCGTCACGATCACGTGTGCGGCCGTGTGGACGGCCGCGCTTGTGGCGACAAGGGCCTGCGCTCCTGAGTAGTCGATGCTCGACACTGGCTCGCTGAGCCGAATGTCGAGGCCCGCCGCGAGCTGCGTTGCGACCTGGCTGAAGCCTCCGGGGAATGCCGTGTTGTCGCCTTCGGAAGACGACATAAACGCGTCCCACGCCTGTGCGTCGCCGTAGTTTGGCACCAGCTCGAGCGCGGCCTCAGCGGGGATTTTACTCGCGGTGTTGGCGAACTCGGTGTCGAGCGCGGCCGTTGTGAAGTTGGCAATGAGCCCTGACGAGTAGCTGCCGAACCCACCTGTCGCAGCGTGGATGTCCACCACCGTCTGCATCGAGCGCCGGCCGTGAAACACCGAGTTCCACGACACAGCATCCACAAGCCGGTACTTCAGATCGTTCCAGATCGCCTGTGTGATCACAGTCGGCAGACCGTTCGTCCGGAAGTAGGTCATCTTGCGGAAGTCGCTGTTGACCGTGGCGAGGCTCATGCCCGCGACGAGCGACTCGAAGTCGGTCTGATTGCCGTGGATCCACGTCGCACCGAGCTCGACCGTCGTGCCGCTCGGGTTCGTGCTCGTGTGCACGCGTCCGCCGATGCGATCGCGCGCCTCGAGCACCACCACCTCGAAGCCCGCCGCCTTGAGCCGCTGCGCCGCCGCGAGGCCTGCAATGCCAGCACCTACCACAATCACTTTCACCACTGGCCTACCTCGAAGTGCATAGCGTCTCGCTGCTTTGGCGACCAATCGATGCCACATACGATTCCTGCTTCCCACGTTTCCCCGTTGGGGTCGGTGACAGGCACGCGTACCTCGCGCGCCAACTCGATCACGCGATGCAGACTGCCCGGGTGGCCCTTCGGCACGCCGGGCTGACCTTGCTTGTTGCCAGCAGCGCTGTGGTTCAGGTCCATCGCGATGCCGCGCGAGTGACGCGACAGGAAGCTATTCCAGTCGCGCGTAGGGTTCGTGGTCTTCGGCAGGTTCTTCGCCATGCGCATAAGACGCGGCACAAAAGACCCGCCGAACTCCTTCACCTCGCCGCACGCCTCTTTGTCCCAGCTGCGAAACCAAGCCTGGAACACCGGAGCCGCGCGCTTGTGCACGCGCACGCCGCGCAGAATGCCAGTGGGGATCGGTAGCTTGAGCGTGACCAGATTCTCGCTCTCCCACTTGAGCGGAACCTTGACCCTGCCGTCTTGATCGCACGTGTAGGTGAGATCGAAGCTCGACCACAACCGTACTTTACTCAGCTGTTTGCACCGAAGAACGGGCATGACTCCTCCCGGTTCCAACGCGACAGCTCCACCGTGCACAGCACACACTGAGGCTTCGCGAGCCTGCGATATCCCTGATCGCCCGGCTTCCACGAGCTGTACTGATTCCAGACGTGCTGGACATGCCGTGGGGCGATCGGGGCCGGCGGCGGGACGGTGGCGACAACAGAGCTGGAAGGCCCGGCTGCCTTCCGCCAATGGCGTACCGCATGCCAGAGACGTACAGCAGCCGGGACCAAGCGCAGCGCACGGTGCCAACTACTCAGCCGCACGCATTATATGTAGCACAGATCACAAACGGAATGCATTTGCGTCACGCACGTATTGCGTTGTTTTTAGCGGCATTGTGAGTGTTTTGCGCTGTGCGCCCTACTTAATCGAAGGCTGGTTTCAGGTCCCGTACAGAAGCTGCGGAAGCAGCTCGACGAACTCTGTTCTGAAGCGAAACACGTAGGCGATGCCGTAGCCATCGGCGTGCGCTTGGTTGTACTGGCACGGAACGAAGCCGGCTTTGTTGTTGTCGTCTTCGTCTTGCCCGAGCCAGATCGGATCGCCGTTCTTGTTCAGCTTCATACCGGCCCACACGTCATAGACGCCGTCGCGCAGGTGATGGCACCAATGGATCAAGCTGTCGTCCTCGAAGAACTTGTGCTTGCGCTTTTTCGCTGCGCCGACAAACGTCGGCACGAGCCGGCACACGCCCACGCTTTCAAGATAGGGCTTCAGTCCCGGCATCCACGGCGCATTGCGCGCGTCGTATCCGAAGTCGTAGCCGATGTCGCGCAGCGCGCGCGTACACAGCGCGCGCGAGCTCTGCCGCATCATGCTTCGGTAGTCCGCACTGTCCGGCCAATCGCGCCAGCCTGGGATGTAGATTGAGCGCGTGACGACGTAGTCCTGCCCCATCCAGCGCGCGGCAACGAACGGCTCCTTGCCGATGCCAGTGCCGATCACTTTACCGTGCTCCGCCAAGCTGAGCAGCGAGCCATTCGCCGATCTCTTTCTCTTCTCGCGTTGGCTCATGCCGCGCTGCGCGCTTTCCCGCAGCCGCAGCTCCGGGTTCGCTTCGCGCATTTGCTCCCGCACGAGGTCGAGCAGCGTTTGCCGCGGCTTTCGTTTTCCCCACCGGCTCGAACGCTTCGAGTTCCACATGCCGCTCCTCTTCCCTCTTCACCATCAGCACATCGAAGATAGTCATCTGGCCGCGCGCTTCCAGCACTGTTTGCTGCTCGCGTTCTGACAGCTTGGGCTCAGAAAGCGTTTTTGTCTTCTTCGTTTTTGGTTTGTACTGGTACGGCTTTTTGGGGCGACTCATGACGCCCTCGCCGTGAGATCGAGCGGGCACTTCATGCAAGGCAGCACCTGCCAGTCCTCGCCGCTGCCCTTGATGTCTCGGTCGTTTGCGGGATCGAGCAAGCGAAAGACCTGGCTGAGCTTCGCGCGTGGTGCAAAACGGCGCACAAGCTGCTGCAAAAGCAGCGCACCACACCGCTCGCACTCGAGCTGCATCGCGGGTTCGTGGGGACGCACGGTGATCGTCCCGATGCTGTGCCGGCTCATGTGCCCACCGCCTCGAGCTCGGGTGCTTGCGCCATACGCTTGCGCAAGTTCGAGGAGATCAAGCGGCTCATCACGGCCGGGTCTGGTTCGTCGAGACACTCACGGATGGCGCCGTTGATCTCAGCCTGCTGGATGCGCTCGGCCTCGCGTTGCCACGCGGGCGGCTCCCATTGCTGGCGCGGAGCGCTCGCCTGTGGCTTCGGAGCACTGGGGGCGGCGCCAAGGAACTCCGGAGGGTTTGCCGCGGCCCACACGAGCGGATAGGCCCGCTGTGCGGCCCGTTCGCTGCCTAGCAGCCCGTCGCATACCCGCTTGGCCAACGTGATCGCATCCGAACGCCAGTCTTCCTGTGAGCTAGCCAACAAACACCACTCAGCGAGCCGGCGCGCGGAGTTGCGGTCTGGCTTGGGCGTGAAGCCTGCGACCTGCTTTCCCTTGTCGCGCATGTAGTCGCAGATGCGCTCTGTGAGCTGACGGAGCTGGGCTTCTGGCGTGGGGCCTGGCTTGGGCAAGTCAGGCGGAGGCTCCGGAAGGGGAGGACGAAACGAGACCGGCTCTTCGGGTTTCGTCTCTGCCCTCTCGGGCTGATCACCCTCGGGGGGGGTCGCGCGCACGCGCGTCTCCCTCTCTTCTCTTTCTAATTTAATCTGATCTGTCGGATCGACATCGAGTGTTTCCGATGGTTTAGCTTGAGTTGGGAATGCCGAAGTGCCGACTTCGGTATTCCGATCGCAGTCCGATCGGATCTCAGTCGAGATCCGAACTTCGGATCCGAGGTCGATCAGGAACCCTTCGGCGAACAGTTTGTCGATCGCGCGCTGTGCGTTAACCCGGTCGCCTTTCTTAGGCGCGTCGAGATCGCGCACGATGTGCGCGCGTCGGATGTTCAGCACACCGCCATCAGACTGACGCCATAGCTCTCCCATGATCAGACGTGGGTAGAGATCCAGATCGCGCCAAGCCAAAGGCATAACCGCATGCGCTGGCTTAAACGGATACCCCACCTTATTGCGTAGGCTCATTGCGCACCGCCAAGCCGCGCGCTTGCATGTAGGGAAACTCCGGTGTACGACACCCTTGAAGAAAGCATTTCAGTCTCCATATTGGGCGCTGAGCCGGGACAAGCCGACGCCCTGTTTGTTGTGACGGATTGAGAAAGCACAGACGGCTGTGGGCCGTCTGTGACTTGGTTGCTGGAACCCAGCGGCTGAACAACTGTTTTGCTCGCTGACACATCGTGGGTAAGTGGCTTGTCGGGGTGCTGCCTGACAAGCCACGCGTTCTTTCGACGAAGACAAAAAGTCATTCAATCCTCCTATTGCGTGGGTGGGTTGGTGAGACAGACCGCAAAAACGACACCGCCGCCGTCAGCTGCACAGGCTCTAGTAGGGGTACTCAGAGCGCAGAAGACGGCGGCGTAGTCGTAACCGAGAGCAAACAGCGCGCGGGGGACTCCGCGACAGGGCTGAGAGCGCTCAGCGCAAATTGCAGGGGGATGCAAGTTGCGGTCAGTGCCTCGGCCCCGAATGACTTCATGCGGTCCTCTTAGGACGGTCCCAGCTGTCAGCCGGCACGAAGCATAGCGCCTCGAACGCCTTTCGTAGAGGCATTCCTGGCGTCTGCAGACCATTAAGCACACGTGACACACTTGCCTGCGAGTGGTTGAGCCGCACCGACAAGTCATCCAAACTTCGGATGCCGAAGAGCCGCATGTAGGACAACACGGCCACAACGGGGTCGAGTGTAGGTGCGACTTCCTTGAACACCGTTCGGCCGGTCGCGCAGTCGCGACACACCTTGTCCACGTAAGGCTTGTATTTGTGCTGGATCAGTACCCTCGTCATGCCTGGACACGTAACATTTCATCCCCAACGATGCAAGGGGGCCCTTGGCGTTTTCGGAGTGAATGTGCGCCGTGTCGGATATCGATATTTGAAATAAAATAACGATCGAACGTTGACACGATCGATATTTGACGCCATGTTTCGTTCATGACCGGGACGAAAACTGATCTTCAGACGAAGTGGAGCGAGACGCGGCGCGTTGTGGGCACGCTCTTGATGAAGCGGTCCAACACGCTGCGCCCCATGTTGGCGCTGGGGCGCCACAACCGCGCGGCTGTGGCGCAGCGCGGGATACAGCCGATCTACGCGCATCCTTTGGAGCGCTCGCAGTTCGAGGCATCGATGCGAGCGGTCGCGTTTTTCGATGCGCTCGAGGCGCTTCGGCACGCGGCTGTGGCTTTGGGCGAGTCGATCGATACCGTCGAGGTGTTGGTCAACGAGGAGGACGATGTTGACCAGAACGCCTGATGACGACGTGTCCGACTTCTACGCCGGCTTTGAAGGCTGGCTGAAATGGGCGGGCATTGAGCAACTCGAAAAGGCCTACGAGGCCATCGGCGTTGCCATCGCGATGGCTACCGACGAGGCCAAGCGCGCTGCCAAGGCGAAGGAGCTCGAGGCCAAACAAGGCGAGGCGCTCATGAAGCGGCTCGGCATCAGCCAGCCCACCAAAGCGCGCAAAACGCGCAAGGATAAGGGCCTCAAACGCGTCGTGATTCCTGTTCCAGAACCCCTACCCGACCAGGTGACCGAATGACCGCCCTCGCCCGCACCGAAGCCGCCGCAGTCGTTGTGCACCAGCCCACCCACGCCGAGACGTGGAACAACGAGCGGCGCTCCATGATCCGCCGCGTGTATGCGCCCAAGGCGACCGACGATGAGTTTCGCGCGTTTGAAGCGGCGTGCGCGCGCACCAACCTCTCGCCCGAGACGCGTCAGATCTTCGCGATCGCGCGTTGGGACAGCATGAAGGGCGCCGAGGTCACCTCGATCCAAGTCAGCATCGACGGCCTTCGCCTGATCGCTGAGCGTACCGGACGCTACGCCGGCCAAACACCGACGCAATGGTGCGGCAAGGATGGCAAGTGGGTGGATATCTGGCTCGAAGACGCGCCGCCGTTCGCGGCACGCGTAGGCGTGCTCAAGGTTGGCTTCGCCGAGCCGCTCTATCGTGTCGCGAAATACAGCGCGTTCGTGCAGCTCAAGCAAAACAAGCAGCCGACAGCCATGTGGTTCAAGATGGCCGACCACATGCTCGCGAAGTGCGCCGAAGCGCTCGCGCTGCGCGCGGCCTTCCCACAAGAGTGCTCCGGCCTCTTCACGATCGAGGAGATGGGCCAGGCCGAGAACGACCGCCAGCCGCCGCCGCCGCAAGTTCAGGCAACCGTGGTCGAACCGGAAGTCAAACAGCTCGCCCAGAGCAACCAGCCCCCCGACATGCTCGCGCCGCAGCACGAAAAGCCTGCGCCGGCGATCTTCTCGAAGAAGCACCCGCGCTACCGCGAGGATGAGCGCGGCAAGCCCTGCGCGCTCGTCTCCGAGCTCAGCGACGAGGAGCTCTACAAGTGGGGCCGCGGGCTCAGCATCATGCTCGAGGGCTACACGGCCAAGGGCGACGAGAAGAACGTTGCTATCTACACCCGCGAACTCGGGTGGGTGAAGGACTACGCCGCCACGCGCGGCATCACCGATTTTTCCGAGAGGAAAGAGGATCGCAACGCGCAGCTGCAGGCAGCGATCGGCCCGAAGCCTGAACCGAAGCCTGAGCCCGAGAACGTCGGCAAGTACGAGTACAGCGACGAGATGTACCTGTGCGTAGATCCGAAGACCAATGCAGACGATCTCGATATCCGCACGTGGACCAACATCGAGAGCCTCGTGGAGTATGAGATCTGGCTGCAGAAGTTCTTCATCGAGCCCACGCAAACCACGCGGATTGCGCTTGTGCAGGCGCGCACCAAGCAGCTCGTCGACGAAGAAGCGAAGCTCGCCGAGCAAGCGCTCAGCGTGCAGTAACCACCTACGTCAGTAGCTCAGTTGGTAGAGCACCGGATTCCAAATCCGGCGGCCGGCGGTTCGAGTCCGCCCTGACGTGCCACCCGTTGTGAAACCCCTACCACAAAGGACACGCTAGACATGACCACGCAAGCCATGAACAACGCTCCCGCTCCTGCCCCCGCACTGAAGCCCAAGCGCACGCTCGCTGCGATCATCGACGACTACATCAACGAGCTGAACGCGAGTGAGGGCGAGGTGACGCTCGAGCTCGACGAGCTCGACGGCGAGATCGACGAAAAGGCCCTCGCCTACCAGTACGCCGCCAAGAAGATCAAGGCGGCGATCAAGGGCCAGGAAGCCCAGGCCGACTACTTCAAGAAGCAGGCGAAGAAGCACGCCGACCGCGCCGATTCCCTCAACAGGGGCTACGAGCGCATGCGGGAGCGCCTCGCCGAGGGCATGCGGGTCTCGCGCAAGACGGAGATCCCCACCGTGGTTGGCAAGATCTACTTCCAGGACTTCCCGACTGTGCGGCTCCCGCCCGACTGGGCCAGAGAGGCTTACGAAGCCCGCGACGACTACCAGCGCTATGTAAACAAGAAGGTTGTGTTCGAGCCCAAGAAGACCGTCATGCTCGACGACTTCAAAAAGCACCTCGCCGACTTCAGGACAGCGCTGCCCGAGGACCAGGCGTGGGCCGCGGCCATCGAGCAAATGCCAGAAGGCTTCAGCGTCGATCGAAACACCAAGCTCTGCGGACTCTGAGTGCTTGTGCGCGTCGTCGCACCCTACTTCGTAGCCGGTTTTGTGATCGAGGCCGGCTACGTCGTAGAGGCCGCGCCCATCATTCGCTACATGCAGTGGCGGAAGTGGACGGCTGAGCGCGCTCGCGCGTACATTGCGAAGCGCGGCTGGCGCGCAACGATCGTGAAAGGACACGCCCCATGTCCGTAGACAAAAACGACTTCGACGAGCAGCTCGAACTCGCTGCGATTCGCGAAATGCGCAAGCACGACGACCACGGGCCGATCCAAGAGATCGTGCTGGGCGTTCTGCTGCTGGTGATATCGATATGTGTCGCCGTGATGTCGAGCTAACACCCACGCTTGGAGACAGACCTGCATGGAAAAGAAAAACGGGATCGCAACGCTTGGAGAGCTGCACAACAACCGCGACAAGGTGTCTGGGCTCGTCGACCTGCACACGACCAGGTCACAGCTCGAACGCTGGAAGCAGCAGGCGTCCGACGAGAAGAACGCCAAGGCTGAGCTTGGAGAGGTCCTCGGCAAGATCAACCGCATGGTGGGCGGCAACGGCTGGAAGGACCCCAACGAGGTCATCGCCGCGGTTGCGGAGAGGCTCAAGAGCGCACCGGAGATGGAGACGCGAGTCATCATGGCTGGGCGCGTGGAGCAGGAGCTGAAGGCCAACCTGGAGCTCGAACGCAAGCGCCTGACAGACGCGCAGGAACAAGCGCGCACTGCGCTCACTAAGCTCCATGCGGAGCAGATCGACCACAACAAGCTCAAGGAGCGGTTCCAGGCGCAGCAGGAAGAGCTCAACCGCATGGGCTCCATGCAAGTCGCTGCGCCCAAGGACATGACCGACGAAGAGCGCGAGGCGCTCCTGAACGTGATCCAGATGAATCGCGAGGATCACGAAAAGACGCTGCGCGAGACGATGCAAGCTGCGGCCAACGCAGCTGACGAAGTGCGCAAGGCCGAGCTGCCGATGATGGCCGGCAGTCGCTCGATCAACTACTTCAACCGCGGTCTGCTGCTTGGCGCTGCCGCAGTTGAAACTGCGGTCGCCCGCGTAATCCAAGGGATCAAGCCCTCGGAGCCGGGATGACGCCGTCGCACGAATTGCCGTACGCACCTAACCTCCGGATGCGTCACTCACGCTGCGGAACCTGCGGGCACTTCTACGCGTCCGAGCTACCGGAGGCAGGGCTAGACTTATGGTGTCCACGATGTGCTTACAAGGCAGTCGAGGAGCTGACCCAGAAGCTGGCGGCGGCGGGCGATGCGCTGCGTGTGGCGGAGCAGCGCATCAAGCAACCGGCTGCGCCTGGAGTAAAGCGACGCTCGTCTGCGGGCCGTGCGCGCGCTCGTTCTGGGCGTGGGTGAGAAACCATACTCGGGCGCGCAAGGGCCGCCCGAGTTTCTACGATGCAGCCCTGAAGAAAGATGGTGACTAATGGCTGAGGGACTCAATCGCGTCATATTGATCGGCAACCTCGGGCAAGACCCTGAGCTCCGGTTCACACAGAGCAACCAGGGCGTGCTGTCGATCCGCATGGCGACGACCGAAAGCTACTTCGACAAGGAGTCGAAGGAGAAAAAGGAGACCACCGAGTGGCATTCGGTGATCGTGTGGGGAAAGCGCGGTGAAGCGCTGAACAAGATCCTGTCGAAAGGCAGCCGCGTTGCGATCGAGGGCAAGCTCAAGACGCGCAGCTGGGACGACAAGAACGGCGGAGGCAAACGCTACGCCACAGAGATCGTCGCGCAGAACGTCATCCTGCTTGGCGGTCGCGGCGAAGGTCGCAGCGCTGGGAGTGAAGAACCCGCGGGCGGATCCCCGCATGACGGGTACGCCGGCGACGCGCCGGTCGACGACGACATTCCGTTTTGAGAAAGCGATTTGACTTTCTCGAACACGACCCTATCTTAGCTTCGCTTTTGGACACGCAACCTACTACCGGGATTGAAACACATGACTGATTTTCAGATTGTCGAAAAGGGCGAGACGCTCGAGATCAAAAACAAGCAGGGCAAGTCGATCGCTGAGGTGTACATCGGCGCTGGGTGGGACTTCACCGGCCAACCTGTGGATCTGGATCTCGTGGCCGCTTGTCTCGACAAGCACGGTAAGCTCACCAAGCAGACGCGCTTGGTGTACTTCGGCGACCGCAATGAGCCAGGCATCCAGCTGTCGGAAGACAACCGCTCCGGAAAGGGCGATGGAGACGACGAAAGCCTCGTGCTCAAGCTTGCTGATGTCGAAGCTGACGTGCACACGATTGCCTTTGGCATCGTGGCCTACGCTGGCGCCGATCTCTCCAGCGCGGCGAACGTTCACTTCCGCGTAGTGGAAGGCCTCCGGGAGAGCGGCGATCAGCTGCTCGACGTGCCCGTGACCAAGGCGACTGCCGGCCAAACCGTGCTGCACGCCGGCAACCTGGTTCGCGGCGAGAACGGCTGGAGCGTTGAAAACGTCAGCCGTTTTGAGGCGGCTGGCAACGGCAGCGACGCCATCAACGGCTTCGCGAAGCTCTTCCGCTAAACCAACAGATCACACGTAAGAACAGGCCCCGGTGTTGGGAACGCAGCACCGGGGCCGCTTTTTGTCCGGCACCTCTACCCCAAGGACCGCCAATGTTTGAACTACTGCAACTGATCTGGATCGTGCTCGTGGACGCGGCTCTAAGTCTCGACAACGCCCTATTGATCTCCACCGTCGCGAACGACGTGAAGGAAGAAGACCGCGACAAGGTGAAGCTGTACGGCATCGCCGGCGCTGTGATCGCGCGGCTCGTGCTCGCATTCTTCGCTGGGTTTCTGCTCAAGTTCACGGCGTTCACGCTCGTCGGCGGCGCCTATCTCGTGTGGGTCGCCTGGAACATGTGGCGCAAGCACGACAGAAAGCAGGAGCTCGGCGGCGCCGGGTTCTTCGGCCCGATCGCGCAAGTGATCATCGCCGATGTGATGATGAGCGGAGACAACGTGCTCGCGATCGCGCACACCGCGCGCGGCAACGGCTGGCTCATGGTGTTTGGGATCGTGCTGTCGATCGCGCTGATGTTCGTCGCGACGAAGTGGATCAGCCTCGCGCTCGAGAAGTGGCCGCGACTCTTCTACGGCGCATGCGGCATCGTCGCCGCGACCGGCCTGCACATGGTCTGGGCTGGCGCGTTCACGCGCGTCTAACCAAGCGTGATGCCGCTCAGCTGGATCGCTTCGAGCAGCACACGCGCAGACACTTCGGCGCTGCCCGTCGAGGTTCGCCAGAGCGCGACCTGCTCCGCAGACCACGTCAGGTGGCTGTGGAGCAGCAGCGCGCAGCGCAGCAGGTTGCGGTGACGCACTGCCCGCGGACCGCGCGGATCAACATACGTGATCGCGTCGCCAGTCCAATCGCCGGGGTCAAGCGATCGTACATCTGACTCCATGGCCCCACCCTAGCACAGGGCTCAGACGCCGCCAGGGAGCTTGTGACGCTGTAACGGCTTGTTATCGACAGGGGTATCCCTGACGTGGGTCACCGCCATCAGCTGTGCTTGGGCGCGTCCTGTTTTGGGCACGGGGAGCAGCGCTGCCTTGGTCTCGGTGGCATTGCGCGCGCCTTCGAGTGCGGCGCCGCGCACAGCGACGCCGATCCAGTGACGGAGCTCGTCCATCACCTCCGGCGTCATCCGTGCGCGCGCGTTCTCGGCAAAGAGCGTGGCCGCGTGCACGGTGAGGCTGTCTGCAATGCCTTGCAGCCGCTCGCTCAGCTCTTCGCTGCTCATCTACGCCTCCGTCTTACTGTTACGGCTCCGACATGATCCTCGACTCGGTTGAGCCGGAGCTCGATCTCGTGCAGGCGTTCAACCTCGTGGGGATCGCCGCGCTCGAGCGTGTTGATGCGGTCGCGCAGCGCGGACACTTCGTCCGAGAGTCGTACGAGGTGCGTAAGCTGATTGGCTTGCCGCTCCTCAATGACGACGAACCGTGTCCACACCGCCGCCGCAGCCCCGAGCACAGCCAGCCCAACCGAGGCGTACTGAGCCAAGGGGCTGTCGGCCATGGTTCACCTACTTCGCTACCGGACCCTCCGACTTGGGCTCAGCCGCAGCCTTCAGCTGCGCTCCGACCACATCCTTGATGCTGAAGTCACCAAAGAGTGCGCCGGTGCGGGCGTAGCCGATCGCCAGCGTACCCACGGCCAAAAGCACCTTGGACACCATCGGCGACAAGATACCCAGCGCGGGGATTCCAGCCAGGGTTAGGGCATCGTCAAACTCGCTCACCGCGATCAGCGTGGCGCCGATCGCATAGAACGCAGCGCGCAAAGCCTCGGGAGACATCGTCCTACTGCTACTACTTCTACTGCCGGAGCTTGCGAGGTTGCCGAAACCGCTCGGGCACCCTCGCCGCTCTTGGCGGCAATGAAGATATTATGCCGCAGCTCAGAGCGGCACGCTAGAGCGACAAACGGATCGCTCGGTGTGACACCTACAGCTGACAATCCAAGATCAACGCACGTGTCTACGTGATGTGCCAGCAGCCACCGACACGCGCCCGCGCGTACCATCTCCGCCTGCGCCACCCGACACGGGAGTCGTGCCGCCGCTCATGGTCGCACCCAAGCTAGTGCTCGTGTCCATCTCACCAGTGAGCGCAATCTGCGCGCTAACCGACAGGTTCCCTGTGAAGGTGCTGGCCGAGCTGGCCGATCCAAAGAGCCGGCCAGTCAGCGCAGCGACGAGCGCGCTTGTTGTGGTCGCGTCGCCCTCGAAGCGTCGAAGGATATCGAGCGTGGCCGATTGGAATGCGCTCTGCGATCCCATGTCTCCGAAGAGCGTGCTCGTGATGCCGGTCAACTCGCTGCCCGTCGTGGCCTCGCCTGAGAGCAGCGCGATCAGCGTGCCCTGCAGCTGCGAGCTCGAGGTTGCTGTACCTGAAAAGGTGCGCTCAACATCGAGCACCGGCGGCGGGAACCCGGACTCGGTGACAGCCAAGCCAGAGAAAACGCCTGTCACGCCGAGGTTGCCGCTCAGCGCCGACTGTGAGGTGAGCGCGGGGCCAGTGAGCGCATGCGCCAGGGCAAGCGCCGCCGCGGGGATCTCCGAGGCGCTGGCGAGCGCGTTGGCAGTCAGCGGCACCGAGGCGAGCATGGCTCCGGTAAACTCGCTGCTCGACGCCATGGGCGGCGCCGTGAGCGGCTGCGCTTGGATCAGCGCGCCAGTGAGCCCCGAGCTCGACGCGAACCCGCTCGAGGCCATCGGCTTGAGCGTGGTGAGCAGTGCCGCTGGGAACTCTGACTCGGTCTCGAGCGGCGTGCCTGCAGCCGCGTAGACCTGCGTCAGCGTCGCACTGGGGAAGCCGGTGTTCGAGGCCGCTGTGCCCGCGAGCGCAAAGGTCTGGTTCAGCACTGCAGCGGGGAACCCGGAGCTTGAAGCCAAGGCGCCGGCAAGCGGGTAGCTCTGCACGAGCGCCGCAGCCGGAAAGCCCGTGCTCGAGGCGAGTGTGCCGGCGAGCGCGGTGAAGGCTTCGCCTGGAGACTCGTGTTGCGCCTCAAGAGACCCGTTGTCCGTGAGTAGCGGACGACCCTTCCCCGAGCTGTCAACGAGCACGCCATCCCAAGCGAGTTGCCACCACATCCAGACCTGTGAATCGTTGTGGTGGGGAGTGTAGTACGTCGCCTCACTCGCGATGTCAGACGCGCTCAGCGCTGCGCCTGCCCAGCCTTTGGCATGCGCGTACTCCGCGAGCGCACCGTTACTAGCGACGAAGTTGAAGAACGACACGTTGCCGGTGATCGCAGCAGATGCTGATGCCACCAGTGACCCATCGATGTATGCGCGCGCCGTTGTCCCGTCGTAGGTAAGTGCCGCGTGGTGCCAATCGCCGTCGTTGGTCGCGATGTAGTTGATGGGGAAGCCCGACCCGCCTGAGTCCGCAGCGTAAACCACATAGCGAACCACGCCGCTTGTCTGCTGTACGCCAAGGCCAACGTTGTCGCCAGACGCCGAGTACATGCCGAACACGGAGAAGATCCCGTCCGTTGAGAACGACACTGGCTTTAGCCACACCATGACGGTCCATGGCGACGCCATCGAAAAGCCGGCGCTCGCGCGCGCGAGCGCCGAAGGGCCGCCTGCGTAGCCAATCCGCCTACCCCATCGAGGCCTGATCCAAGCTGTGAGACCTGTGCTCGATGCTGCCGTGCCAGCGACTTGGCGCGGCATCGCGCCGACGAGTCCGCTGCTCGTGGTCGCCGTGCCCGCAATGTGCGCGCGCAGCTGTCCAGTGAGCCCGCTCGAAGTGACCGCCGTCGTGCCTACGATCGGCTTGGTGACGCGCAGCAGCGCGCTCGCGCTTACGAAGCCAGAGCTCGACGCTGCCGTGCCCGACATTGCGACGGTGGGGGTCTCAGGCTGCGGCGGATTATCCGCAGTGCTCCAGCTGACAGCCGGGGTTCCGCCGCTCTCGGCGCCGTTGTTGCCGTTGCCACTGGAGTCGGTGGCGTTTGCGTCAAGCCGCCAGAACGTGACCAAGCCGCTTGTGACTTGCGGCACGCGGTAGGCCGCCATGGTAGCGATTTCGCCATCGCTCAGCGCGCGGTTGAACAGCGCCGCGTCGGCAAACTTGCCGTTGTGGGCACCGATGATGAACTGGGTTGCCGTCGTGCTCGTGGTGCGCGTGGTTGCGGACGATTGCTCACCAATGTACACGCCATCGATGTACGCCCGCTTCATTCCCGTTGTGGCGTTGTAGACGAGCGCTACGTGGTACCACGTAGATGTGTTGCCGTAGCAAGTGCTGTAGGTGGCTTCGTCGCGCGCATAAGGCCACGCAGCCTGACGCGTCCAGTCGAGGCTGGTGCCTACAGCGCCGTCGTCACGCCCGATGTAACTGCCGGTGACGTCGGACTGCGCAATGTAGGAGATGATGATCGAGTGATAGTTGGTGGTGGTCAGGCCGTGTTTGACGCGGCACATGATCGTGTGCGAAGCGCGCAGGTTGACGCTGGTGAGGCTGTCGCCGACAAACTCGCCGGCTGGAATGCCGTCTTCGTCGGTCGTTGTTGTTGAGATCAGCGCCATCGTTCAACCTGCGGCCTGCACCGTTACCCGCCGTCACACGCTTGAGAAGTTGTGCACGAGCGCGCCGGCAGCGAAGCTTGCCGTGTTGCCCGCGTTGATCACCTGCGACGCGCTCAGCGAGCTCGCGCCGATGAAGTTCGCTGCCGCGGTGTTCGAAACGTGGTTCCAGATCCCGAAGTGCGTGATCGTGCCCCAGTTGCTCGGGGTCGCGGTCGGGAACGTCACGGTGCCGCTGTTGCTCGTGACCGAGGGGTTCGCCGCAGTCGGCGCTCCAAAGGTCACAGCCTGGCGCGCATAAGCGTTGCCGCTCACCTCGCCGGCGGACTGTCCGTCGACACCAGGATCAGCCGTGTGCAGGCTGACGTACACAGTCGTCGGCGATGTGTACGTGACGTTACGGAGAACTGCGTTTACGATGTTCTGTCGAAGAGTTTGTCCAAAACCAGCCATTTCCTCGTGTCTTTTCTCATCCCGGAGAAAAGTGGTTTGCTCACCAAAGATCGCGGTTTGCCGTGATCGTGAGCGTCATGGGCTCGAACCGCAGCGTTTCGGTCCAAACGTCGTACGACTTCCCTGTCACGTTGACGCTGCGAGCGACTTCGCGCGGACCGCCAAACGCGTTGGCGTTCCACGCCGACACGCGATTGCCGAGCTGACTGTCCATGAGCGAGACGCCCGTGAAGACCACCGGAACGAGGTTGACGAACTCGAGCCCGTCGTCGTCAACCTGAGCCCACTCGTCGGCGATCGAGCCAGACGCTGTGGCTGCGATGTTTACGTGTCCGAGCTCGGGTGGCTTGTCAGGTTTTTGGAAGTAGAGGGTTGCTGCGGCCATTTAGAGATTGCTCCGGTAGCGCGTGAGCACACCGTCATCTGTGCCAGCACGGATGACGCGAAAGTTGGGATCAGACGTGTCGTTGACCCACCAGTCGTAGGTTTCCTGCGCCTTCATTGGGAAGCTGTAGACTGCAGAGGCTGCTGAGTCCGTGTCCCCGCCGAAGTGGATCCAGCAGTCGACGCTGGACACGAACGTTACCCAGCATCCACCGAAGGGAATGGTGGCGGAGCCGAGCACCGCCGCAAGCGTCGAGCTCGACGTGATATCGGTCTTGTAGACCGCCATCGGATGGCCCGAGCCGGCTGCATGCGGTGGGCGTTTTGCGATTGCTTGAGCTTGTCCGAGCACTTCAGCGAGTCGTTTCTCATCCCGGAGAAACTAGGCCGTACCTCACACGCTCCACGAGCCGATCACCACACGCACATCGACGGCGCCGCCGCCCGAGTCGTAGTCAAAGACGGGGCGGACCCACTTCGGGAACCTGGTGAACGCAAGGGTCACTTCGTGCGTTCCAACTTCAGGGCTGGCATATGCCAGAACACCTGTCGCGGCAGTGTAGGTGATCTCAGTCGGCGCGACCGTGATGATCTCACCAGTGTTGAGCGTCGGCAAGATCGAGCTCGGATCGAGCGCGCTTGCGTCATCGTTCGTGCCGGTAAGCCGCAGCGCAGCCACGAGCGTCGCTGCATCCACCGATGCTGTCACCGTCAGCGTGAGCGACTGACAGTTAGATACCTGGACGGTTTGACCTGACACGTTCGCGGTGGACGCGACCAGGACGGTTTGACTCTTCAGAATATCGGTCACGCGATCTCTCCGCGGATGGTGGGGAACACATTGCGTGCAAACTGCGGATCTGTGCGATAGAGACGCTCAGTCACCGCAGCGCGTCGGTCGTCCGTGCCGGCCTGCGAGTAGTCGTCGGCGTACGGCTGGAACGCGTCGGGGTTCGCCAGCATGGCGTCCGTCGTCTCGCGCCCGAGGAACTCGCCGGGAGACAGCGCGCTCGTTGATCCGTCAGGGACACCCGACTGTTCCGCTGCAGCTTCCGGCGGCGGAGGCTCGCGCATCATGTCGCCAAAGCTCGCAGTAAGTGAGCCAACAGGCTTCTGACCGAACCGCGAAAGCCGATCCATCATTGCGCCCGTCTCGCTGCTCAGCCATTTTGCTTGCAACGCATGTCGCCGTGGCAGCGCCCAACCCGCTGCCGCCGCGCCTGCGCCGAGCGCTAAGCCCATCGGAAGATTCAGTGCGCCGGCGAGGTGTGCCGCTGTACCGCCGCCGCCAAGCACGCTTGCTGCGCCGCCCAACATGCGCGGCGTGGAGCCGCTGGCTGCACGTGCGCCTTCCTGCGCGATCGTGTTGAGTAGGCCCTCTTGCGTGTTCGCTTGGTCCCACTGCTGCGTAAGCTCGGCGGGATGCGCGTAGGGGATCTGCGGCTGCGCTTGCGGGAAGCCCTCGCGCGCAGCGTTCATGAGCGAGCCGTACTGCGCGCGCAAGCGGTTGTTCTGCGCGTCGAAGTTGCGCTCGTCGATGGCCTCTCCGACGAAGTTCTTCTCGTCGAGGAACTCTTGCACGCCCATGCCGTGCACCTGCGTCTGCATCGGCTGGTTTGGACTCGGCACGCCACGCACGAACTGCTCGGGCGGTGCAGCTGGCGGCTGCGCTTGCGCCGCGAGTGCGCCTACCGGATCGGGCGGAGGCGGTGCAACAGGAGGAGTAGTCGCCTGTGCGCCCGGCGCCCCGGAGGGGCCCGCCGGCATGGCTTCCGGTTGGGGCTGGTAGCGCGCCGAGGGGCGCACAGGCGTCACATGCTGCGGCGCGAGCTCGGGCACCTGCGGCTCTTGGTAGCGCGCGCTCGGGCGCGGCGGAGGTGGCCCGCCCATGTTGCGCTCCATGCCGGCCGTATGCCCCCTCTCCATGAGCTCAGCCGGGTCGATCTCCCCGCGCTCGAGCATGCTGGCGATCATGTCGTCTTCCATGAGCGCAGCCATGTCGTCCGGCGGCGCTTGCGCGGCGAGCGCGCCCACAGGATCGGGTGGGAGGTCTTGCGGGGGCACATAGCCTTCGCCGATCGGCGGGTTGATGTGCCGCGGCGCACGCGCACTTGGACGCGGCGGCGGAGCTGGCGGCGGGGGCTGGTAACGCGCTGACGGCGGCACAGCGGTCACTGCGCTGTCCGGAAGGATGCGCGTGCCGTCTGCGTCGAACTCCGGAAGCGGAGGCGGTGCGGCGCGCTGTGTGGGCGGCGCAGCGGCTGGTAGCGGCGGCGGCCCTGCGGGCAGCGGAGGCGGAGGCAGCGGAGGTGGCGCCGCTTCGGGCACTGCGTCGAGCTCCATGGTGTCACTGGGCTGCGCTGAGACCCGTCGTTCCATGTCGTTGTAACGTTGCGCGGAAGCGTCTACAGCCTGGTTGTGATCGGAGATGCGAGGCGCGGTGCCAGGCTTCACGCCGTGAGTCGGGTGGTTGCGGATGCCCTGCGCGACCAGGTCCGGATCGACTTCGGCACCGAGCGCAGCGAGTGCACCGATCGCACCTTCTTTGTCGTTGCGCGCGGAGTCGGCAGCCTTGCGCGCGCGCAGGTTCATCTGCTGGACGCTCGGGGCGTCTCGCCAGCGCTCGCCGCCCTGCGCGGCAAGCATCTCCACTTCAGCCAAAATCTCCGCAGCCTTCTCCGGGCCGAGCTGTGAGATATTCACTGGATCAAGACCAGCGCTCTTGAGCCGTTGCGCGACATACTCCTCGTGTCGCAGCTGCATCGCCTCGGGCCGCGTCTGCCGGTAGTGCGAGCGCGCGCCCACGCCGCCGAGCACAGCGCCCGGCGCAGAGAGTGCTACGTCGAGCCCGATCTCCCCTTTGGTCGTTTGACCGAGCGCGTCGGACACGCTCAGATCAAGATCGTCGCCGTAGCGACGCGCGGCTGTGTCAACAGCGCCGAGCCCAGTCTGCATGGCCACGTCGCCCGCAACGCGGCCGAGTGTGCTGAGCTTCGTTGCCGCGGGGATGAGCCGCGTGACCTGCGCGACCTTGTTGAGCGGGTTGATCGGCAGAAGCGTGGCTCCCACGTCGCCTGCCGCGAAGGGCATGGGATGAGCGCGCTCGGCTTCGATGCTCCACTCGCGCACGCCCGGAACGCGACGCTCGAGGCCCGCGGCGGTACCGTGCACAGCGCCCGCGGCCGTGGAGTTCAACTGGCCGGGAATGTCGCCCCACTCCTCGGGGCCAACCGTGCTTAGCGCGCTCGCTGCGCCCGTGGGGTCGCCGCCAGACATAAGGCCGCGCATCCAGTCGGTGCCAGCTGGCGCCTCGGGCGTCGTCCCACGCACCTCAGACATGCTGAGCGTGCGGCCGAGCGGCGCTTGCTCCGAGTCGAAGCTCTCGGCGGAAGTCGGCCCTTTGATCACCTCGGGCGTGCCGACGTGCATCGGGTCGCTTGCCTCCTCGGGGAGCTCGTGGCCTCCGGACAGCTCGCGGTAGGCCGCGTAGGCCTCTTCCTCGGGGATGTCGTAGGTGTCCGAGCCGATCGTGAACGTGCGAACGCGGCCGGGCATTACTGTTGTCTCCGATACTTGTTCCAGCGCTTTTTGGCCGCCTCTTGCTCAGGCGTGAGCGGAGGCAGACCCGGCGTCTTGCCAAGCGTGAGCGAATCCGGCTGCGCGGCGAGACCTGGCTCGACGAGCTCCTCAGGAGGCAGGTCGTAGCCACCTGCCCCCGCGCCAGCACCTTCGACGACTTCCTCGCCGTCCTCGTTGAGTACGACGGTCTGGCCTGCTCCGAGCGTCGGGTCGATCGCCGCCGATGGCTGCGTGCCTTGGTAGGCGGAGATCCAGCGCTTCGGATCTCTGACGCCGCCGCTGGCAAGCGTTCGGCCCGCGAGCTCGGGGTTTGTCACCGCGAGTCCGCCGCCGATGTCTGTCTGCAGAAGACCACGAACCTTCCTGAGCGTGGCTTCGATCTCAGGAAGCGTGGCGTACTTCGAGGTTGCGTTCGCGATCTCAGCCGCGATTTCTTCGCGCGCGTTACCGCTTGCGCCGGTATCGATGCGGTAGAGCGTCGTGCCCAAGCGCTGCAGAAGCTGCTGGTTCATGATCGCTTCGTTCTGGAAGTCTTGGTGCTCGCCGCCGGCGAGCACGCCCACCCAGCCGCGCGCGCTTTGATCCAGGGGGAACTTGGTGATGTCTTGCAGTGCGGCCTCAGCGCCGAGGCCCGCCGGCATACGCTTTTCGCTCTTGGCTTTGGCGATTACGTCATCGAGCTCGTCGAGAATCTTGGCCGCGGCGCGGGTCTTCTCGGTGTCGTTCGAGTACTTCGTGACCTGTGCGGTCTCGGCGTTCGTCGCCTTCTCGGCAGCCGCTGCCTTGGCCGCTGCTGCGCGCTCTGCACGCGCGCGCTTCGCTTCGTCGAGCGTTTCGCGCTGCATCTTGTCAGCTGCGATCTGATCGGGCGTCTGCGGACGCGTCGCAAGGTGTGGGGCCTGCGCTGCAGCGACTGCGTCTGCAACCTGCGCTTTGTCGCCGGACACCGTGTCGATGTTCTCGTGAGTCTCTTTGATGCGGCCGCGCGTGGTGCCCGCCGCTTTGTGCTCAGAGAGCCTCTCTTGACCGGCCACGTTCTCGTCCGAGACTTCGTAGCGCTTCCGGAACGTCGGCATGACGAGGTTGAAACCCTTCTCGTCGAGACCGCCGAGGTACTCGAGCTCCTCCGGAGTCGCACCCATCCGGCTGAGCTGATCGAGGACACCCTTCCTGTTTTGCACCGTCTGCGCTGCCGCCGCAGCGTCCTTGCCGGACAAGCGCTCCTGAGTCTGGTGGCGCGCGCCGAGGTTGCCCTGCGCGACCTTGATGCGCTCCATCGCCAACATCTGGCTCACGGGGTCGTTGCCCGCGCCGCTGGTCAGAAGCTTCGCGCGGCCGTCGCGCCATGCGCGCTTGTCGTTGTCGACCTGTGCGAGCATGCCGGGGATCGACTTGCCTTTGTTGAACGCCACGTCAGCCAAGAGCGCCCAGCCGTTGATCGACGGCTCGTTTTTGCCGTACTCGTCGAGCGCGCGCTGGCGCTGCTCTTCACCCTTGCGCATGAGCGCGTCGAATGGGTCTTGCTCGGGCGGCGGGGCCGGCGTGCTCGTTGCCGCAGCCGTGGGCGCCGCTGTCGGCGGCGGAGCTGGTTTGCCCGCTGCCGCGAGCGCGGCGGCAGCTACAGGCTCCGGGCCGGGTGCCGGCGGTTCCAAGTCGGGCGCGTAGAACGCGCTGAGCTGGGGGTCGGGCCGCAGCGACATGGCGTCAACGGGGTCGCGTCCCGACAGAATGTCCGCGCCCTCGGGGCCGCCCACGTCGAGCTCGGGCGTGAACGCCTCGGCCCCGGTCGAAGGATTGGCGCTTGCGGCGAGCGCGGCGAGTGCCGCGGTGCGCTTGCGCTCTTCTTCTTCGGGGTCGTAGTCGAGCAGTGATGATGTGAGCTGATATGGATCCATGATCACCCTCGCCCCAAGCGCGCTCGCGCGTCGGCGCGCTGCTGGTCGTAGTCAGGCTTGCTTGCTCCGAGGCCTGAAAACAGGCCGTAGTCTGACGAGCCGATGATCGGCAGGCCCAAAAAGCCCTTCTTGCCGGCGGCCTCGGCTGCGTCGATCGACGTGAGCGCCGTCTGGAGTGCAGCCTTGTCGGACGCGTGCTGGCCTGCGATCGCCATGTCGTTGGCGATGAGCCCATTGGCGGTCCACTGGTTGTTGGCGATGTTCTGGCCGATGACGCCGCTGTCGAAGTTGCGGCTGTCGGTGTTGATGCCGATCTGCTGGCCTTGCACGCCGAGCCGCCGGTCGAGCTGCGTCTGCTCGCCTTGCCACTGCCGCTGGCTCGCGAGGTCCCAGCCCTGCACCACGTCGCGGTCGCGCACGTAGTTGTTGTTCGCGACGCTCGTTTCGCCCTGGAAGATGTTCGAGGCGTTGTTGCTGTTCTGCGCGCTCGCGTTGAGCCCGAGCCCGGTGAAGTCCGTCGCGCGACCCCAAAGCGCGTCGCGCTCAGCCTGGTTGAACTCTGCGTTGAACATATCCACGCCGAGCGAGCCTTCGCGGTTGAAGCGCGACATATCGTCCGCCGCCATGCCGCGGTTGAACGCTTGCTGCTGCATGGTGTTCGCCTGATTGCCGTAGGCGATGCCGCTCTGCAGACGCGTTTGCTGGTTGTTCGCGCTCGCGTTGTCCTGCGCCACGCCACGCTTGTATTCCTGATCGAACGAGCTCTGCTGCGCGGTCTCGGCGCCCTGCTGGTACAGGCCGAGCGCCTGCAGCTGCCTGTTCGCGTTGCCCGTCGCGAGCGCGTTGCCCGCGTCGTTCAGGGTCGTCGCAAGCGAGCCCTTCAGCTTGAGCATGTCGCCCGCACGCTGCACGGCGCCGGCGCTTGCCGCGAGGTCGCTGAGCACGCGCTTTTGCGAGATGTCAGCGTTCGCGAGTGCACCCGAGGTGAGCTCCGCGCCGCCACCGGCCATGCCGCGTCGGCGAAGATTGCTCATCTTCGCTTGCGCCACGCCGCGCATCTCGGACTCCCAGCGCTGCCGGGCTTGCTCGTAGAGGAAGTTTTCTTGGTCGGTGACTGCAGGGTTGCTGAGCTCGCTCGCCTGATCGAGCGCTTGCATGGCCGACGCGTAGGCCTTGGGGTCGGCTTCGCCTACTTCGACATCCTTCGAGCCCTGGCTTACCCCGTAGAGATCCTCGAGGCCCTGGTCGCGCATGGCGACGTACCTCGGGTCTGCATACGCGCCGGCGGCTGCTGACTGGTAGTCGAGCGCGCCGTTCATGCCGCCGCCGAGAAACCCGAGCGCTTCGTTCTGCGCTGCGAGCGCGGCAGGATCTGCGATGGCAGCCTGCGAAACGAGATCGCCGTCCCACGAGACGCCGCTCTCCAAAGGAGAGCTGAGCTGCCCGTAGACGCCGCCGAGGTTGTTGATGAGCCCGCTGTTGAACTGACTCAGCCCGGTCAGCTCGTCGCGGTACGTGCCGAGCGCTGCGTTCGAGGCGCTGTTCGCGGTGTCACGCGACTGACCAAGGGCTGCGGCGAGCGCAGCCGAGCGATCTACGTAGGCTTGGTTGTTGGGGTCTTGGGCGTCGATGAGTCCGCCCATTTGATCCACGGCGCGCTGGTTATCCGCGCGCGTGCGCTCCCCGAGCTGCTCCATGCGGATCAGCTCTTCGCGGTTTTTTTGCGAGGCGTCTTCGACGCGTTGGCCGGCGCGGCTGATCGCGTTGATCTCGGGGCTCACGTACGCGGAATCGCCGCCGTTCTTCGCATACCAAAGCTGCGGCGCTTGCACGCCTTGCGGGTTCGCCTCTTGCGACGCGATGCCCTTGGCGACCATCGCGTCCTGCTGCTCCGGCGTCATCTGGCTGAAGAGCCACGAGCTGAAGTCGTCAGGTTCGCCGTAGGTCGCGCGTTGGTTCGACGGCCCTTGCGGGATCTCGACGATCGTATCTCCGACCGGACGCCATGTACCCGAGTACTCGTCGTAGTAGTAATCGTCCGTGTTGAATGGGACTGCTTCGGGCATTAACCGATCACCAAAAGCCGGATGGTTGTGTAGCGAACGCCCGCAACGAGCGCGCTGAGCTTGAGCGTCACCACGCCCTTGTCGAACGTCATGCCACTCAGCGGCGAAGTCGAAACGGTTCCGTCGACCGTCTCGCTGTACACGTTGACAACGCCGACAGGTCGCGTCGGCGAGCTGAACACGATGCCGCCGTCCGAGTAGAACTGGTTGGAGATCGTAACGAGGCGCATCTTCGGGATTGACTGCAAGACGCCCGCGAGGTCGCGCAGGTTTTCGCCTACGTTGCGCGCTTCAGCTTTGTCGTCTGAGGCCCACACGCGCTGACGCAGAGGCCGCTTTTGCCCGGCGGTCATCGCTTGATCCTTTGCGGGGTAACGTCCTCGTAGCTGATCGAAAACCCCTCGAGTTTCGGAGGCTGCAGGGTTGTGGCGTCGGGTGACCCGCTGATCACGAGCTCGGGCGCGATGCTGTTTGCCATGGCAGGCCACGCGCGCGGAATCGTGAAGCCGACTCGGCTCATCTCCATCTGGTTGCCAGTGGGGCTGCTCGTGGGAATGACCCGTGTGCCAGCGCTGATCGCCTGCGAGCGCAGCTCACAGGTGTAATTGGTCTCTTGCCAAGGCGCCGAGAACGAGAGGTTGATGTCGCGCCAGTGCTTCAGCGAGTAGGAACCGTTCACGCCGTAGAAGGGCTGAAAGCGCGCGGTCAGGCCTTCATAAGCGCCGAAATTGGCGATCTGATCGGCGATGAGGTCGCGTCTACCAGCGTACAGCATGAACATGCGCTGCAGTGACTGGTTGTACGTCGCAAGCGACGGCACCTCGCCTGGATGGTAGCTCGGTACGCGCACCATCCACGTGTCGGTCTTGACGTTGTAGACCCAGATCTTCCCGAAGACAGTTCCGGAGTTGTGCCGATACCGGATCCAGATCTCCTCGTTGGCGTTGTCGACGGCCATCCACGGCCACGTCGTGCTGATGCCGTTTGGACTGATGTCGCTGGACCAACTCTTGTTGGGCAACATGAACTGCGCATCGGAGTCGGGCCATCCCGTAGGATTGATGCGCCCGTCCGAAAGCTGGCGAACCGTACCTTCGCTGCTGATCGCAACGACGCCGCGGTTTGTGAGCGCGTACACGCTGTCGCGAAACACCACCGCGCAGTCGGGGTTCGTGATGATGAGACTGGGGTCTACCGGGTCGATCACCCAGTCATATTCTTCGCCCACCGAGCCGCCGGCGCCGCTCAACCGGAAGAGCCCATCGCTGCAGAAAAACCAGAGGCAGTCACGCGTCGCGATGATCTTGTAGATCTCACCCTGGCCGCAGAACGCGTAGTTCGAGGGCGGGCAGTTTTCCGGCTCGTTGTTCTCGCTCCACGCAAACCCGTTCTTCTGCTGGCTGCCTTCTTCGGTGTGAGCCGTTGCGTTGAGCTCCGGCAGGTACGGCGAGAAGTTTTGCCCGTTCGTCGCGCGCAGCGTGATCGGGCTGTTCGTGCGCATGCGGATCACAAGGCCGCCCGTGGGCACGAAGTTGGGATAGACGCCTGCAGGGTTTTCGGTCGTGATCGGCTCGAGGCCTACAGCCGCAACGTCGAGCTGCGTGTTGAGGTTCGAGGTGTTGCCGAAAAAGAGCTGCGAAACAAACGACTGCGGAGACTCTGTGGCAGACACGTTGAGCCCGTTGAGCTCGATCCGGTCGAGGACATCCACGCGCACGTTGCCGCTGTATGAGCTGTTGACAGCGCCCGTGATCGTAGTCGCTCCCACCGACACAACGGTGTTGTTGGGCGTCACGAGCAAGCCGCTGTCGACGCGATAGACGTTGAAGGTCTGTCCAACAACAACGCCGTACGTGTTCGGGAGCCCCGTGACCGTAGGGCTACCGCTCGTCGCTGTTTGCCCAGTGGTCGTGTAGCGAATGCCGATGCCCTGGGTCAGCACGTAATAGCCCGCTGTGGCGAAAGGCATGAATCCCCAGTAGTAGGGGTTCAGAAGCGTGAACGTCGCCGGATCCCAACGGTTGGCATAGAAGGCGTGACCTCGAAAGGTCGCGCATGTTTTCGCTGGTGTTGGCGGGAGCGGGAGCGCTGACGCGCCCCCGACTGAGACGTTTGTCAGAAGCGCTTCACCGAGCGTCGCCGGCAGCGTGGTGTCTGACGAGAGGTTGAAATACGTTGCCCAGTTCGCCGCCCAGCGAACCGTTTTCGAGAGGTAGAAGCTGCTGCCGGTGCTGATCGGAAGGTATTTGTTGGAGACGCTGTCGTACCCAACGCTCTGCGCGCGCGTGCGATAGATATCGAGGTGGTGGCTGTAGTAACCGCTGCTTAGTGTGAGGTCGGCCTTTGTGATCCACTGCGAATGGACCTGCGGCAATGTCGTGCTGAGGTTTGCGTAGTCGTACGGAACAGCCGGAGGGCTGACGAGCTCATACCCATCCCTGTGCACCATGCGCAGAACGGACGTGGCCGAGAAGTGCTGGTTGGGGCCGAGGTACGCGGGGTCATCTGCCAAGCCGCTGAACGCGTTGCGGTCGTACAGGATCGTCTGGTAAACGCCGCAGTTTCGCGGTCCTTCCAGGCCGTTCATGATGCCATCGGCGTCTTCGAACACGTCGAACGCAAAGGACCGCACAGCGCCCGTGATGATCACGCGGTTGCGCGCGAACACGATGCCCGTGCGCGCGTCGTTCGTGATGTAGCTGTTCCACGGTGCGGGAATATCCCGCTTGAGCGTGATGTACCCGCTGAAGGATGTGGAGCATGTAACGCAGAGCTGCCACGTGCCGAGCGCGGTGTGCTCTACAAGGAAGATCGTGTACGGGCCTTCCGAGAGGGCGTAGATGCCGCCCACGAGGTTGCCGTTGAGGAAGTCGGTGTTCGCCAGCTCGAACTTTCGTACCGGCTCCAAGACGCCAAACGAGCGAATCGCACCGTTGATCGCGTAGGAGAACGCGCCCGGAGGGAACTGCCCGACCTTGTTCGGCTCGGTGATAAGGCCTTGCGGCTTCACCGCGATTTGATCGCTCACCGGCCGATCCTCCAGCGTCGGAGTTCGGTCAGCGGCGCGCGGATCTTCCGCGGCTCTTCGCGCGTGCGGTTCGAGTACAGATTGTCGAAGCGTGCGAGGTCAGCTGTAACATCGCCGGCGAAGTTCGCAGCCTTTTGCTGGTAGCCGCGCTGAACCAATACCTTCGTGCTTGCAACGTCCACCACGCAGCGGTGGAAGTCCTCGGGCAGCATCGGCCAGTCGCTCTGACCGTACGCACGAACCCAGTCGCCTACCTGCACATCACGCAGCGTCGCAGCGCTGGTCACGGCCACCGTAAAGACGTTGCCGGAAATCGTGGCAATGCCGTTGCTCAGCGAGTGGTCGAACCAGCCGCTCGGCTTCACCACGTCGAAGTTGACAGTGCCGGTCATCGCCACGGGCGATGCCAGCGACATGTCGAACGGAACAGCGGTCACCGTGATCGTACGGTTGGCCACGTCCACCGAGCTCACCAAGCCGCGCGACGTTCCTGACACGTTGTTCTGACTCGGCATGAGCCGAGGCGGGCGCCGGTAGTAGGTGACGCGCAGCACGTAGCTGCTGTTGTCCGGCGTCGGCAAAAGAACGATGTCGTTGCCACGAAGAACGTATGCCTGCGGCTGCCCGAGCCCGTTGTAAGACGACTCGAAGAGATCGGCGTGTCCTTCATCAACCTTGTTCAGTCGAGCAAAGTTGATGTTGCTCACGTCAGAGATGGTTCCGAATCCAATCTCCAGCTTTCCGAGCACCGTCATGTGTCGCTGGAGCCGATAGGTGGACTGGTTCGTCGCTACGCCGATGTACGTTTGCTGTTGCCAGGTTCCGTTGCGAAACCCGACGATCATGTCCTGAAACTTTGTGGTCAAAGCATCGGAGAGCTCGCGCAGGAGCACGGAGTCGGGGTAGTCGACCGCCGTGTTTTCAAGCAGCGTGTTCAGACGCAGCTGCTCCAGCATCTCCGTTGTGTTCACGCGAGGAAGCTCCCGGAGAAGCGTCCGAGCGGATCTTCTTCTTCACGCACAGAGGGGCCGGTGCCCCAGGGATCGAGCTTGTGTAGCTGCTCTTGCGGCTGCAGCGCCGCCGGGCTGATGTCTCCACCTGCCCAGTCAGGATTTTCAACCGCTTCGGCAAGCGACGAGCTGCTGGAACCGATGTTCTTGGTGCTGGGCGACTGCTTCAAGTACGCCTGAAGCAGGTTGCCAATGTTGTTGTTGCGTCCCGCTTCGGCTTGGCGCTCGATGTCTCCGAGGCCGGCCCTGTAGTCTTCCGCCATGCCGGCGTAGGGCGAGCCGCCGAGCTCGTTTGCGCGTGTGCGCAAGATGTTCTGCGTGGCGTTGCGACCCGATTGAACAATCGCGTCCTGCTTCGCCTGCTGCGACTGCTGCTCGCTCAGCGCGGCAGCGAGCACAGCCAAAATCGGAAATGCCATCAGCGGCCTCCAAACCAGCTACCGGCCATGCCGGCGAGCTTCTTGAGCCAATCGCTGTCGAGCTTGCTCGACGAACCCTTGCCGCCACCGCCGCCGTTAGCGGCAGACGACCCGGAAGGTTTTTTGTCGCCTTCGTTGCCGGCGATCGGAACCGCGCCGTCTGGCACGTCGTAGTAGTTGGCGTCGTCTTGCGCGCGCTTTTTGTTGTCTGCGTCGATGGCCTTTTTGGCCACGCCACGCGAGTAGTAGTTGCCCTCGGTGTCGTACTGACCGCCTTGACGCTCGGCGAGCTGCTGCGCTTGGGTTACGCGATCCTTTTTCAGGTCGTCGTAGCCCTGCATGCCTTGGAAGCTGGCGATGTTCTCGGTGTCGAAGCCGGCCTTCAGCCGCGCCGCTTCCGAGTTGCTCTTTGCCTCGTTCAGGCGGGCTTGCTGCTCGGACGTGTAACCGCCCGCCCAGTGCCGCTGCGGAATGGGCTTGTCCTTTTCCTTTTCTTCCTCGGCCGCAGGCTGCGCGCCGCTGCCGCCGCCGAGCGCACCGCCAAGCGCGTTGCCGATGCCGCTCATGCCTCCGCCGCCGAGCATTGAGCCTAGGCCGCTCAAGCCTCCGCCGCCGAACAGCGAACCGAGGCTGCTCAGTCCGCCGCCGCCAGCGGCCATCGAGCTCAGCCCAGACAGCGGGCTTGAACCTCCGCCGCTGCTGCCGCCGCCCGCCCAGTTCGCGAAGATGCCGCCTGGTTGATAGGCTTCCCAGGTGGATCCCGAGTGCGTGGGCAGGTTGCGGTTTTGCGCCGTGAACTGGTTTTGGACCGAGCCCGTGAGCTGCGCGCCGGGCTGCATGAATGCGCTGCCCCAGGCGAGCATCGCGTTTTTGGCAGCGGTGTTGCCGGAAGATTGGTTGGTGACTGTCTTGGACCCGCCAGACTGCGCGCTCGGGTTGGCCGACGGCATGTAGCTCGCGCCGTTCTTCACCATGAGCGTCTTGGCGAGCTCGCCCGGCTTATAGGTCGTCGGCTTGTAGCCAATCGCCGTGTTCGCCGTGTTGTTCTTGGCCGCGAGCGCGTTGATCGCTGCAGCAGCCTTCGGGTCTGTCATTCCATAGCCGGCCATGACGACTCCTTAGGCAAGCCAGTTGCCCTGGTTTTGCGTGTCGATCTCATCCCGCGTCGGAGGACGCGGCGCGATCACAGGCTGATGCGTTTGCGTGGGGCGGCCGACAGCGACGGGCGCGGTCGGGCGTGGTGCGGGTGCAGCCTTTGGCTGCGAAACCGGATAGACCCTGCCGCTTTGGTCGTAGGCAAAATCGCCTTTGCCGTAGCTGCCATCGTTGTTCAGCGTGCCGGCGTGGTAGGCGGCCTCTTCCGAGCTCGAGTACTGCCCTGGCCCCTTGGGCGCTCCGCCGTACTGCTGCGCGGCGCGCTCGTATTGGATTCGCTGAACGTCTTGCTGCGTGAGCGGCTTGGACGCTGCGGCTTGCGGCGCTGCCGCCCGCGGCTGCGCTTGTGCAGGCGCCGCCCTCGGCGGCGCGGACGCCGGCGCGAGCTGCTGTTGCTGTTGCGGCGGTGCTCCACCCGAAAGAGCAGCGCTCGAAAAGCCCGAGGGCATGCGCAGATTCGGCGCGGGTGCTGCACCAGCAGCGCTGGGCGCGCGCGACATCAACGGGAGATTCCAGCTCGGTGCAGAACCGAGCGTGGAGCTCTGTCCTGCGCCGCCAAGGATCCCGCCTGAGGGGCGGTTCGGTAGCGAGAACGAGGGAAAGCCTGAGCTCGCGCCTGCAGTTTTCGGCGCGGGGTAGAGCGTGTTGCCGGTCGCGCCCTTGAGCGACGACAGCGACGGCAGTGAGGGAAAGCTAGACGTGCCCGAGCCGAGCGATTTCAGCGAAGGAAAGCTCGAGCTTGCGCCGGCGGAGCCGGAGCTCCAGCTGGGCATGGGCAGCTTCCAGCTGCTCGTTGACGCAGCGCGCGGGGTGCTCGAGCTGCCGCCGAGCGCACCAAAGCCACTCGTTGGATAGCGAAACGTCACGGCGCCGGGTCCTTTTTGGCGGGCGCCTTAGAGCGCTGCGCGGGCTTGGATTGGCGTCCGCCAGCCCAACCGGCGGCCCACCAGGCGCCCTGCTTGGCAGCGGCTTCTTTGGGTTTGTCGGGCGGCGTGTTGGGGTTTGGCTCCGTGGGAGCCGCGCCCTGTCCCTGATTCCAGGGGAGACGCGATGCAAAGCCGTGCGGCATCTGCATGCGCTCTTTGAGCTTGTCGCGGAAGTCTGTGCCGCGCTGGCCGAAGCCGCCTTTGAGATCGCCCTCGAACAGCTTTCCAAGACCGCCATAGAACGCGTCCATGCCGGTACGGAAGTCGGTGCGGCGCTGGTCCTGTGCAGAGCGAAACTGCTGGAGCCAAGGCGGCACGTTGCTTGGTGCAGCGGGCGTGTTCGGAGCAGCGGGCGCAGGCTGCGGCGTCGGAGTCGGCGCGGGATCCGGCCGCGCGATGGGCGCTTGCTCGCCGGCCTCCAGCATGCCGTCGCCGTTCAAGTCGTCGTCGTGAAGAGCCATGCGGTCACCTCGAAAAACAACCAGGCGCGCGCGGTGCAGACCGTGACCGCGCGCACCTGGATGAGCTTTGAATTACGAGGCGAGAGCGACGCCGCCGTTGGCGGTGTTGTTCTGAATTCCCGTGATCAAGAAATTCCGATACGGCATCTCGAACACAGGAGCCTGGTTCGAGAAGATGCGCAGCGACGCACCAGCGTTGCTCGGCATGTGCTGGAAGAATGCTTCCGCACCTCCGCCGATCGGACGCATGGTGAGGTCGGTGCTTCCGACGCGCCGGAAGTTGTCACCCGAGATGAAGAAGGCCTGGCCTTGCTTCGCGTACTGATAGACGACGACTTCCACCTGTCCGGCGGCAGTCTCGTAGATCAGCTGCGATGCACCCTGCCTCTTCACCTTGTCGGTGTTCCCGGTGTAGCGCTGCAGCGCGTTCGCCTCTTCAGCCATGTCGGCGAAGGTCGGCGCGCACACGAAGAGCTTGCCGCCGTTTTTCACGCCGTTGATGCTGACGGCTGCGGCCATCGCCATGATCTTCGCGCGGGACATTGCGCCGCCGGCGGAGAACGTCATGCAGCGCCAAGGCGCCACGGAGCTGGCGTCGATCCCGAAGATCGTGCCGGTGTTGTTGTAGATCGCCTCGAGGCCGAAGGCGCTCTTGGTGCGCCAGCCGAACGGCACGATGCGGTCGTTGGCCGCGACGGTTGCAGCCGAAGACGCTTTGTACAAAGTTAGACGCGTCTGCGTGGTGCTCGGGCGTGACCGCACGATGACTTCCGTCTCACGCACGGTAGTGCCGTCCGCTTGATAGACATCCACGCGCATGCCGGTGTTACCCGCGCCGCCGCTGGCTGCGATGATCCACAGGCCGGGGATCCACGACGCTTCGGTGAGGTATACGACCTGCACCGCGCCAAGGTTCGCGCCGGAGACCGACCCGCCCACGACACCGATGTTCGAAGCGACAGCAGCCGAGGTGCCAGGCCCGTAGGCCAGCGCCAGCTCGCGGTACATCGCGGCGCCTTGCAGCATCGCCTGCACCGTCTGATCGAGCGCGGTCTTGTACGCGCCGCCCGAGGAACCGTTGCCGGTGCCATTGAGCGACTTGTAGATGGTGTCGTACGACACCACCGACTGCAGCATGATCGTCGCGCCGTCCAAGTTCGCGTTCAACACGGTGGAGTCCACCGGGGCGTTGAGCGCGAATGCACTGTTGTCGACGTTCGCGGTCTGACCGAGCTCGAGGCCGGTCAGAACGGGGAAGTTGTAGCCGAGACCGGGGCGGTTCTCGGAGGGAATGAAGTCACCAAAATCTGCGAGGGTGTGTTCGTCTGGCAGCGGGTCGATCCATCGACCATAGCGCTGCTTGAACATGCCCTGAACTGAGGCAAACGATGCCATTACACGAACTCCAAAACGTTAGGGGTGAGCCCTTCGCTTCGGCGTGCCGTGCGTACTGCGTTTGACTGAGTGCCGCTCTTGGCTGCGGAGTCCTACTTGGAGTCGGGCCGGTGGTTTTCCGTCGCCCTTGTCACTTCGGTTGCTGCGCGTACTTCCTAGAGGGGGTCAGCGACTACAGAGCAGGGTTCCTACGCAAGGATGTGAGACCTGATCTCGGTGATTTGCTTGGGTGCGACGGCCAGGGAAGGATAAGAAACCTGACCGTCGCTACCTCGAAGCCCGCGCCGGGATGAGCCGCGGAGAGCGTCTACTCCAGCCGTCATTTTTGTATGCTGGGGCACGTATGTCAACTGTAAGTTGATACAATTACATTTGTATACACGTCGTTATTGACCTGGGCGTCGCGCGACAGATGTGGGGAAATCGCCGATGCGCGCGCGCTGCGGACGCGGCGGTTGCACGCCGCTCGAGCTTCCGGGGAGTTGGCTCACGGGCGGAAGCTGAGGGCGGCGGCCTGCCCATTGTCCGCCTTGTGGGTTGCCGGCTGGCACGCGCGGCTGACCTTGGGGCGCTGCGGGCTGCGCTGCAGCTTGCGGCGGCGCGTAGCCCGAGCGCTGCAGGTGAGCGTCGACCGACTGCATGGCGGCGAGCATGACGCGCTCGACGAACTCGCTTGTGAGGTCTTGGCCTTGGATCGAGGGCAGCATGTTGTTGAAGTGCCGCTCGAACTCTGCTTGCGCGAAGGGCGTGTTCACGAAGCCAAGCTTCGATGCGACCTTGGGCGCGATGTGCGTGAGCTGCTGGATGTAGATCTGCTGGACCTGCTCGTTGGTCGGGCCCTGCTGCTCCGTTTGCCGCGGCGCGGTCTGCGCGCGGAGGTTCCGGTTTTCGATCTCCAGGCGCTGCAGCGCTGCGCGTTGCGCGCGCAAGGCTTGGTGCACTTGGCGCTGCTCGGGCGTCATGCGGCGCTCGGCGTCGAGCTGCGTGCCGTAGATGATCGCGGCCTTGCTGAAGCCATCGAACTTGCCGAGGAACACCATGGCGTCCAAAAACTTCTGGCCGTCGTCCATGTCCGTGAGCAAGCGCTGCAAGCCTGCTTCGCGCGCTTGCAGCGAGTCGCGGTACTGGTAGAGCTCGCGCAGTTTGTTCGAGTAGTCAGCGTGGAGCTGGTAGCCCTTCACCGCTTCCGAAACGGGGATGCGGTAGGCTTTGCCGTCGACGCGCGCGGTGACGAACTTGTCGTTGAACTCGTCCGGAAGGTCGTCGGCCTCGAGCCACTTTTGGCGCTGATCGAGATAGCCGCGGACCTCCTCCATGTTGAGCACCTGCGCTTGCAGGGGCTGCTCGATGGGCTGGCCTTGCTCATCGTACTGCTGGCCTTCGACCGCGAGCGCTTGCGCTTGAGCGTCCTGGCCCTCGAACGGCGCGAACGGATCGGGCGCGTCGTAGCCGCGGTCGAGCACCTCAGCGTTCTGAACGTCGATGCTTTGGCCGGGGATGCCATCGGCGCCGTGCACGGGCTGCTGCGACAGCTGCGGCATGATGCCGGCGCTGAACGCGTTGAACTCGCCCACACGGGCGCGTTGCTGAGAAGGGGCGAAGGTCGTTTGACCGCCCTGCGCGGGCGCTGCGGGAGCCGCTGCGGGGGCTCCTCCGGTTACTACATCAGCCATCAGTCAGTCTGTCTTTCCCATCCCGGGGAGAAGTCGTTTAGACGGGCGCCCCAGCTGGAGGCGTGCTCGGCTCAGGCAGCGGCGTGCCCGTCGCGTGGACCTGTCCACCCTGTCCGCCTTGCGCCTGGGCCTGGTCGCTCGGCATGGCTTGCGGGACCGCCGGCGGGGCCTGCTGGCCTGCAACCGGCTGGCCCCCACCACCTGCGGGGCCGCCGCCTGGAGTGGCACCTGGGCCACCAGGCGGCATGAGACTCGGGTTGTTGGGCCCGGTCGCGAGCTGGCCCGTCGCCATCATGAACTCGAACATCATGTTGCCGCGCGGCGCCATCGGGTTCGGGTAGATCGGCGGTGGCGGCGGCAGTCCCACAAACCCGGCACTCACCGGATTCATCTGCAGGTACTGCTGCATGTGGTCCTTCATATGCAGTCGGATCCTTTGGATCGCCTGCATGTCCGGCTTTTCCGACGCCATCAGCTGCTCAAGCATGCTGAAGTGCATCGGGTAGTGCTTGAACGGGTCGTCCGCCTCGTTCACGTAGATCGGCGCTTCGCCCGTCACAAGGAGCTCGTTTTCCTTGCGGATGAGCTGCTCGCAGCTGTTTTCGGTCTTGAGCCAGCGCGTCGTATTGCCCGTGACCACCATCTCGTAGGCGGCAGCTCGATCCTCCGGCGGCATCTCACGCAGCGCGGTGATGAGCTGCAAGCGGCCCGCGGTGGACTGCATGAGCGGCGAGACCTGTTCGATCTCGATGCGCTGGATTCCGCTGAGGTCTTCCTTGGTGAACTCTGCGACGTACGAGCGCTGCTCGATGCCGGCGATGTCGACGAGGAACGGCGTTTCGCCGTAGCGTGTGATGAGGTCTAATAGGATCTGCGCGCCTTCGATGCGGAACTTGCGCGCGGCGTCTTGGCGGAACGACTGGTAGCGAATGGCGATGCTGTCGAGCAGCGCATTCATCTCCCCCGATCGGACGTTTGGATCTGGGTCGCCGCGACTCGCAGCGTTCTGACCCGATACTGTGTCCAGCATCTTGTGCAGATAGCTTTTGAGGTCCGGGAGCGTTGCTGGAACAGCAGCAAGCTGCACTGCCCGCGGCATCTGAGCATTCGGAGGAACATAGAACGCAGTACCTTGCGCAATCGCATCGATTGTTACCTCTGTGCCCTTCTCGATCGCGATGCTCTGCCGACCAAAGGTCGCGTAGTTCTGCATCTCGTCGCTGTTCACCTGGTTCAGCGCTTGCTGAATCGCGATGAGGTCCCACGCGTCGGCGTAGCCGAAAGTGCTTTCGATAAACTTGCCGCTCTGAATGACAGCGATCGGCAAGCCGCGCTTACGCGGGCTCGGGCCGTCCCAGAGGATGATGTCGTTGACCAGCATCACGTAGCGGCCTTCGGGCACCGCGGCGCAGCGCCGGTGGTAGAAGTGCTTGACGGTGAGCTGGTCTTTCGAGGTGTAGTACATCTCCTCGAGACGAAAGAGCGTGCCGAAGTCGTACTGGTCGAAGTCAGTGCGCGCAGCCAAGAGCTGCTCTTTGTGCTGCGGGAAGTTGGCGATCAGGTTCCAGCGGTTATCGAGCTCGCGTACAAGGCGCCACTGGTGCTCGCCGGAGATGCGCGTTTCTTGAACGAGCGTCCACGGGTAGACGAGCGACACGATGGGCTCGCCGCTTTTTTCGATCGTGTAGTGCTCGGTCGGCGTGCCGTCCTCGAGCGTCACCGGGCGCGGCACTTTCATGTCGTCGCCGCCCAAAAAATCCCAGCGGTAGTGCGTACCGGCGAGCCCAAACACGCCGTCGCCCTCGGCTGCTTCCATGTCGAGGGGCGCGGAGTAGCGCTTGTACAGCGCGTTGATGATCTTGTCGGTGAGCAGCGACTTCGCGATGGAGCGGTGGTCGCTGTTGTTCACGAGCGCACGAAACGCCGCTGGTTCTCCGAGAGCCAGCGACGTTTGGTGCCGGATGTACGGGCGAATGAGATTGAGATGGAAGCGAATCAGCTCCAGCTCATTGCCCGTAAATCCGATGCTTTGTGTAGCAAAGTCCCGAAGGTCATCAGGTGTCAAGCCATGGTGTGCGGCATAGGCCACCACCCACATGGGGAGCACGCCGCGGTTACGCGCGCTCTCGAAGTAGTTGTGCTCCTTGGCGCAGATCTCCGAGATGAAGTCGGGACCCGTCTTGCGCGCCCAATACACGGTCGCCGGGTCGATCTCCGGCTCGTCGACGGCCGCGAGCGGGTCGTCTTCAACAGCGAGTGGATCGGCAAGCGGATCGGCGAACGGTTCTGAGAAGGCGTCGAGTGGTTGTTCTTCTACTTCTTGCGGGAGCACCTCAGGAGGCCTTGCTCATCCCGGAGCAGGTTTCAGCAGAGTGAGAGCGTCACGTACCGCGGGTGTTCCATGCCGCGCTTGCCTGCAGCGTCTGGCTGCAAGATGGACCAGGGCGCCGCGAGCTTGCCCAGCTCTTCTAGGAACGAGGCGCGGTCGAGCTCGGAGTGCCAGCCGCGCTCGGACTCGGTCCAGTGGTCTTTGGCGCAGATCGGCCCGTAGACCTTCATGTCGCCCGCGAGCTCTTCGACGGGTGTGTGGACCGTGATGCGCGCGCCGTCCGGTGCCTCGCGGTACGTCTGTGCGTCTTTCATGCGCTTACGGCCGTAGCTCTTGCGCACGACCACGTAGACCACGGTGCCCTTGTTGAAGCCGTCTGTATTCAGACGGTCGGTGAGGCACTCGTTCAAAAGCTCTTCCGCAAGGTCTGGGAACTTCTGGCGCAGCAGATGGGCTGCTGCGTCGATCTCTTCGTGCGGCGGCGCCAAAAAGCGCGTGTTGTAAGTGATCTCGATCTTCTTCTCGGTCGGCTTGGGGGCGTCTTTGGCCTCCGAGCGCTCTTTTTCCAAAGGCATCTTGGTCTGTCTCTTTCCCATCCCGGGCAAAGCTCAAAAGTCGACGAGATCGTGCGCGTTGTCGTCAGCGATCACCGCGACGCGCTCGACGTTGCTGCGCAGCACTCCGTCTACAGCCTTTGCTTGGCCGCCGTCCGGGCCAGCCATCCGCGCAATCTTCGCGGGGTCAATGCCGTCGAACATGCTGAAGTCAGGCTTCTCGATCAGCTTGCCGTCGAGCAAGATCGGCTCGCCCTTCTCCGCAAGCTCGATGAGGTCCTTGCCCGACAGGAAGGGATCGTGTGCCGGCGGTTCAGCTGTCTTGAGGTCGCCGATGCGCGCGCTGTGCTCGCGCTTGACTGCGAACGCGCTCGGGTTCGTGCAGAGGTGCTGGATGTGGTCGAAGTCGACCACCCAGCAACCTCCCGGGTTCTCCCCTTGAGGTTCCGAACCGCGGACAGCACGGCTGCTTGCGAGCACGTAGACGCCCATGCGCAATGGGTCGATGTAGTCCCAGCGGCGATTGCCGAGCTCAACCGATGCGGGATCGAGCCCGAAGGGGTTCGCTTTCAGCAGCTCACGGCGGCTGTCGATGAACTTCTGGCCGATAGCGCGTAGCTCGTCGTCGGTCACTCGGTCTCCTTGAGGAGCTCATCGAGGTCGACTTCTTCGATCTTCTCGGGCAGCGCGGGGATCTTGGGCTTGTCAGCTCTCACCCGCTTCGGCGCAAAATACGACAGCGCTTCCTCGCGCGACTTCACCACGATGGTGCCGTCCGGGTAGGTGATGACGGCATCGCCTGCGCGCACGTTGGTGAGCTGCTTTTCGAGGCCCGTCATCGTCACGCCGACAACCAGTGTGTCTTCGTGATGGCTTGCCGGGGCGACGGCGATATGGGGGGTCTTGGTTGGGCTCTCGTAGAAGACGAGATCGACTTCTGCGGGCGGGGGAACAATCTCTACGTACTTGGCCACCAGGTTTGCATCGTTCTCATCCCGGAGAATCTAGCTTTGGTGTTTGGCTGTGGAGGCTGGATTCGAACCAGCGGACTCCGACTTAACAGGCCGGCGCTCGTACCGCACGAGCAACTCCACAATGCGGGTTCACTTCGCGACGAGTGCGCGCACAGCCGCGTCCTTGCTCTCCAAGAGCTTCCGGAGCGCCACCGTGCGCTCGGGATTTCGGGGCAACTGCATGATGTGCTCGTGCGCGATCGTGAAGAACGGCGCCGAGACGCTTTGCAGGTGGGCGGGCAAGTGCCCGTACTCGAAGAACTGCAAGATGTGTTCGGTCTGGGGCTGGTCGCTCATTCGGAGGTCTCAGGTGTGGGGTCGGGAAGCGCTTTGTAGGCCTGCTCTACGGCCATCAGGGCCGAACAGAGGCGCTCGGCTGGCCACTCGGGTTGGACCAAGGCCACGGCGACTGCCGTGTCGATGCCCGCGTGCTCAGGCCGGGCAAGCGTGATGCGGATGCCGTAGCCGTGCGGGTAGTGGGCGAAGGTCCAACGCGCTTGGGCTGGGTCCATAAAATCCTACGGCAAGATACATGACCCGGGCTACTTGCGCATCTGGCCGCCGTACGCCAGCGACAGCTTCGTCGTCTCTTTGATGCAGTCGTTGACCCGGTGGGTCGTCTCGACGAACGCCCGCTCATGCTTGGACACCTCACCCCGGAGCTCGTCCCGGTCGCGCAGGGTCTCCGCCCGGAGCTTCGAAAGCTCGTCCCGGATGTTGGCGAGCTCGGCGAGCGCGCGCTTGCCGGCGAGCGCCTCTTCGATCTCAGGGGTCGGCCACAAGGCCCGGATGAGATACACGAGAACCGTGGATATGCCGCCAAGGGCTGCGACCCACACCAAAGCTTCTGAAAACGTCACCGTCTGCCTCCGTTGAACATGCGCAACCTGCCCCGCTGGCCGATGCCATGGGCGGCCTTTTGGGCCTCCTCCAGCGCCAGCTCATGGGCAGGCTTCGGGACCCAGGGCAGCCGGTCGATGACCGTCGCGCCCTCGGGAAAACTCACCATGATGTGCACCGGCGGGTGCGGCCGTGCGTTGGTCGACAGCTCGACGCGTCGCACCATGTAGACAAGCGCCGCCAGTGCGTCGAAGTGGCCGTACACCTTGTGCTCGGCGAGCTTGCCGCGTTTGTCGCGCTTGCCCGCGGCCACGTGATCGATCACCGGGCCCGCGTCGGGCGCGAACCACATTCGGCCTTCGGCGACCCAATTGCGCAGATTGCGCAGCATCGTCACGAGCTCTTCTTTGCTCGTCGCCAGAAACTCGAGGCCGTAGTGGTCGTCGATGTCGCGGATGAGCTGCTTGTCCACGTCGGAGACGCGTGCGTGCGGGTTCACGTGGAACCCTTGCCGGTCGTAGTAGGGGACTATGGCTCCCGGGATGGGCTGGGTGATGAACTGCCCCGGGAAGCGCTCTTGCGTTGGCCGCTCGCGCTCGGCCGTCTGCGCCATCTTGAAGAGCTCGGGCGCTAGGCTCTCGTACTTGTCCCCGCGTAGAAGATCTCGCCATCCGAGATGTACGCCATCGTGCTGTAACGGAATGCGCCGCATACGCACATCCGGCCAACGGCCCCAAAGCACGTACTCTCGTGCTGCGCAGACCGCGCTGACCTCCATGCTACCGGCGTTACTCTTGGCCCAGCTGTCGAGGATGAGGAGTCTGTCGGTGTCGAAGTCATACTCGCCCCAGACGAGGGCGAAGAGGTGGGTTTGGCCGGGGTCGGCGGCGGTGAAGCCGTAGGCGTATTTGGGTCTTTCGAAGCGGCGGACATGCTGTTCTTTGTTGAACTCGGGGACCGCTTTGAGCGTGGGGTCGCCGGCGATGACGTTGAAGTATTCGCGCTCGCAGTTCGGATCGCCACGGCCGCCCGCCATGCTGATCCAGTGGTCTTTTTCACGCCGCGTGAGCCGCGTGTTGTCCTCGATCGTCACCTCGCTGAATGCCCCGCGCCGCTTGGCGTCGGGCATGATCTTCAGCTCCCAGTCGGTATCGATGTCCTCGGGCGCCGAGGTCTCGATCACCATGCGCGCCCACGGGCGGCCCTGGTACTGGTGGATCAGAACGTTGCGAACCGTGTACTCGAGGTTCTCGATGAACGCGGCTTCCGAGATGAAGTCAAAATCGTTGGCTTGGCCCCGTAAAGCATCCGGGTTTTTGTCGATGCCAGAGAGGGCCAATCGCATGCCGCCGGTTGGCCCGTCCTTGGGCCAGTACAGACCAGCCGGCAGCACGCCGCGCTTGCCGTGGTAGACGGGCGAGCAGCTGTCAGGCGCCGTGCGGAAGCACTCGGGCATGACCGAACCGACGATCTCGTCGATGTTTTTCTGGAAGGCGCTGGTGAGGCGCATGACGGCGGGGCGCTTGTACTTCGCGTAGAAGTCGACCCCGAGCATGTGCGCGAGCCAAAGGATCAGCGACGTTTTGCCGAAGCGCTTGCCGCCGGCGATCGCGTAAATCAGCGGAATGGAGCCGATCTCATCGGCCTGTTCCAGCGGGTCGAGCTGCTTCCAGGCGTAAACCGCGTCGCATAGGCGGACCTGGCCCTCGTGCATGAGAATGCGGAGGTCGCCGGTCTCCCAGGCGAGCGTCATGAGCTCGTCGTCGGACAGCCCGACGAGGTCTTCCTGCTGGAGCAGCTTCTGGTAGACGAGCTCGTCGTCTAGGCCGTCGTCAGGTTCCAACCTCCGTCACAATCTCATCCCGGAGCTTGTGTGGTTGGTTGTGTCGCGTCGCGATGGTGTGACGCGCAGTCTGCAAAAGCGCTGCCAAGGTGCGGCTGCACTCGGCGTAGAACGCGTTGCGCGGTCGCGCGTAGCTCACCGTCGCGCTCAGGTCCACGTCCGCTTCGACCTGGATAAGTCGAAGCTTGAGCTCGTGGTTGCCCTTGCCCGGCACCGCGACAAAGCTCCACGGAAACCTGTGGCCGCGGTCATCAAACACCTGGTTGGCAATCCCGACCGCGGTCGGCTGAGTCAGTGCGATCATGTTACGCAATCCTTGTAGCACGGGGTTGATACTACGGGACATCAGGCGCGGATCCGCACGCCCATTTCTGGATCAAGAAGCGGTCGCGCGCGCTCCGGTGCGTAGACCGGCTCTAATTCGCCGTCCGGGTGCTTTCGCTCCAGAAACCGGATAGGCCGTGAGGTCATCCAAGCCGTGAGGGCGCGCGCGTGGGCGCGCTGCTTTTCCTCGTCGACGAGCTCGCAAACAAGCCCGTTCGCGCTCTTGGCCATGTAGCAGGCGAAGAGAAACCACCAGCTGTGCAGCATAAACAGCTGACCCAGGCTGCAGCCCACCGTGCTCGGCAGCGTAAGCGCGCAGGCGCCAAAGTAGGAGCCGAGGAAGGCTAAGCGCCAGACGCCATTGTCCAAGCCGAACACCGAAACGCTTTCGGTCTTCGCCGGGGGCTCGGGCTTGTCGGTGCTGTAGGCCATGGCCGCAGATGTCAGGTGTCATGTCACTCTCGAAAGTGCAACCACATCTCGATCAGCATCGAGACCCCGAGCGCGCCGCAAAGCGACAGCCCGACCACGTAGGCGATTTCGATGGGTGGCACGTTGCCGAAGTACAAAATGGGAACTTCCATGGCGATGCCTACGCCTGCGGCGCGTGCATAGGTTCCGAGATCTAGCTCATCGTCGGCGGTTCGAAGCCACGCCTTGAGGCTCGCCAGTACACCACGAGCGAAGTGCATACAACTGTGGCCCAGAATAGCACGAGGTGCCCAAGCACGATGCACACGTACTCGGCCGACGTTCTGGCCCAGATGAGTCCGTTGGACATGCCGGGCAGCAGCCAGCAGTACCAGATGTCAGCTGAGCCGATGAGCGCGACCTTCAATCCGATGATCAACGCCATTTTCACACTTAACCTCACCTGTAGTTCCGGATCACAAGCTCGTGGCGCACGCCGCGCCCGAGGTCGTTGGCGGCGATCATCTGGGTCGTCGAGACCTCGGTCAAGTTGTACGCCGGGCTGTCGAAAAGATCGCGCACGAGCTCGGTGTCCACGTGCGTCAGCATGAAGCGGCAACCCGCCTCGTGAACCTGCCGTATGCATAGTTCCAGCGTCATGAGGTGCGTCGTCGACCAGCGGTTTTTGTCGTAGGCGGTGAAGCTGTCTTGCTCGTCGTTGAGGTAGGGCGGGTCACAGAAGAAGAACGCGTTTTCCGGATCGATGATGTCGAGCGAGTGTTTGACCTGCTCGTCGATGAATGCGTCAAACGGCAAGCTCGTGCGCGTGCAGCGCCCGAGCACTTCGGCGGCATTTTGCAACTCGCCGTGGAGCGCGAGCGGTGTCGGACGCCATTTCGCGTTCGGGTTCGGGCTGACGTTGAAGTCGCCCTCGGCGTTCACGCGATACAGGCCGTTGTAGCCGCACTTGTTGAGGTAGATGAAGAGCGCTGCGTGCGTGACACCCAAGCACATGTCAGTCGCCAAGCGCTGATCGCGGACCAAAAGCCGAAGCGCGTTGAAGGTTGCGCGTGCTTCGCGGTAGGCCGTCGCGCTGTGCCGCGACGCGAGTCGGCAAGCAAGCTCGGCGACGGCGCCCGGGCAGTACGCGACTGCGCGGTAGCACTGGATGAGGTCCACGTTCGCGTCGTTGATGTTCCAGCGAAAGAGCGTCCGCAGGTCCCTGCGCCAGTGCTCGGCGATGTGAAACAGCATCGCGCCGCCGCCGACAAACGGCTCTGCGTAGTGGTGGATGTCTTCAGGCTTCGGCAGGAGAGGGGCAAGTTGGGGCAAAAGCTTGCCCTTGCCCCCTACCCATTTCAGGATCGGAGTCGCCATCGGATGGGGTGGTCCTTTGGGTTAGTTGGAAGGCTCGAAGTCTTCCCCGTTCGAGCCGAGACGGGTGGTAGGCGGTGACTTCCGAAAACTACCGCTCGGGGCCGCAGCCGAAGTCTTGTTAGGGGGCGCCGCCCATGCGGCGCATGTCGGCACAGGCGGATTCAGAAAGCGCACGTTGCAAGCGCTTGATGAGCTTTTCGGTCTTGGACGGTGTCAGCTCGACAAACCGCCCGTTCGATTCGATGACAATGCGCGGTTGTGCATCGGGATTGCGCGGCAAAGTCCACGCGACTAGGGGTGTTTTGACCATGTTCAGTCGGCAGCTCTGCGGCGCCGGTCGATGTCAGCTTGCGCGGCATCAGACGTGACTTCAAGCGCGCGCTTGGTCACCTGCGCGGGCGTGCTCTTCAGCGCCAAAGTGTTGATCGCAAACACCGGGTCGCACGCACAGTCCATCACTTCCTGCAACGTAAACCCGTTCCGCGTCAGCAGTGCGCCCGTGTACATCCCTAGCGCCGTAGCCGTCGCGGTGTTGTCCTGGTACCGGACCGCAATCAAATCCGCGAGCTCGCGATCTTCAAGCTGCAAATGCACTTCATATCCCGGCTGCGACGTGACAAACTTGCGTAACGTGGCAGCGTTGCCAGTGTGAACGTAGTCGACCAGAGCCCGCGTAGCGCTCTCTTCTCGAAGTTTTTTCCGGTCAGCGAGGAGACCTGTGACGCAGGTCACCAATGTCTCGGCGACAGCGCGCGCACGCTCGCGTAAGCTTTCCAGGGTGGGTTTGGGGAGCCGCGGAAGTGCCTCTCCGCTCTCTCCGGTTTCGACGTTCACGACCCTCACCGGCATGCCGATTTGCTTCGCCAAAAACGCAGCAATGCCCTCGGCGTCTTTGGCCATGTCGGCCTCGTAGTTGGGTGCGTCTTCGATCTTGAAGCCGTCGTCTTTTTTGTCGTCAGTCATGGTCTGTCTCGGTCCTTTGCGTGGGGTTTTGGGCCGTAACTTTGAAGTCGCGCACGGCGGCGATGTCTGCGCGAAGCTGCTGCGCACTACGAGCCTCCCGATTCTTCTCCAGCACCGTCGCGCATCCATCTGCCCCGAAGAGCAACGCGTCCACCTTGTGCTCGCGCTCGCGGAAGCACTTCAGCTCGGCAACGTCGTCCTTTAGGTTCGACTCACCGCATTGCCAGTCGACACACGCCGCTTTCAGCTCAGCGTTCTCATCGCGCAGCTTCTCGGCGTGGGCGGTTTGCTTGCCGATGATGTCGCGGAGCGTCCCGATGGTCAGCGCGCGGTTGGCGAGCTCCGCCTGCAGGCGCTCGACCTCGGCCTGCGTGTTCACGAGCAGACCCCGGAGTTCCGCGGCTGCCGGCATGTTGTGCCCAGATTCCGCAGGCTTCAGCGCGCGCACTGCTTCGACGAGGGCTCCCTGGTTGTCGAGCACACCCTTGAAAAACGCTCGAAGCTCGGTTTCGGTGATGATGTCGCTCATGGTTTTGGCAGCTCTTTGTCGTCGGTTTTCGCTTCAACTTCGCCGTCGTTTTCGTGGCAATCGCACGCGCAACAGTGCTCGATCACATGCGGCTGACGCGACGCCAACCACGTGTCCAAACCCTTGTCGTACAGGCACCAGAGAAACCAAAGCAGCACTAGCACCGCCAAGAAGTCCTTTGATGCAAAATCCCAGAACGTCATTCCAGCTCCTTCGCGGCGATTAGGGGGCTTCAATGCTCCAAGCGCTCCGGCTCGTCGCTCTCTTCTTCCGGCCCCCTCGCGGCCCCCTCGGTGCCCCCTCGGGCTACCCTCTGCATGCTCTTGTTGATGTCCTTCTGAAACTCCGCCGCGCCGCGCTGAAGGAGTAGGGCGGCCGGAATCACCAAGTCATCCGGCCCTACAATCCGGTACCCCTGCGCATCCCGAATCGAACCATCCGGGCCCACCACGGGCTTCTTGGCGCGTTTTCGCGTCAGCAGCAGGTACAAAATCACGATGCCCACACCCCAGCCCACGAATGATTCCATCCTTGACACCTACCCTTCCCTCGCAAAGGCTGGCGCCAGCGGAGCGCCGCGCCAGTCATGATTGGTTACGCGTAGTTAGCGATCGAAGCTCGAATCGGTTTCACCCGGCCTTGGCGTCCTCAGCCGCTAAAGCTCGCTGTCGCCACGCCTCGGCTTGGGAGCGCCACAGGTCACAGTCGTCTGAGATTCGTTTGTGGTTGGCTGCAACCTGCCTCAGCGCCTCGACTTCATCGGCCAGCACTCGCAGGGCCTCTCGCTCATCCGGTCGAGCGATACGGGCTCTGATGCTCCTGGCAAACGCCAATGCCTCGTCGACGGTCATTGGTCACTCTCTCCCAACCTTGGTCGGGGGTCAGCAGGGCATTTCCCGCGCTCATCGTCGACGTACTGCTTGCAGGCTCTGCAGCGCTTGAGCAGCGGGCCGAGTAAGAATAGCGGTGGCGGATCGTCCATCGGGTGCGGCACGTCATGCTCGCCTGGCCAAACGCTGCTCATGTGCCCTCGGGCTTGGGATGCTCGCTCAACCAGCGCTGATAGTTTGCCCATGCCGAGGGGAACCCTGGCTCGCGCAACACGTGCGCCAGTGCCTGCTCCCGCCCCTCGAACCACGCCAGCCTGGCCTTGAGCTCCTCGGTCTCGTCGACGATCGAGCAGGCGAAGCCGCAGTTCGAGCACAGCCCCTTGCCGGCCTTGAGCACGTCTCGCTCGGCACAGAGGTCGATGGATGCTTCGACGTGCTCATCGCGGTCCTTGCGCAGCTCCGCGTTCTCCGCGCGCAGGCGCTGCACCTCGGCTGCCCATTCCTGAATCGTCAGTCCCCGTAGCGTGCTCATCACGCGTACCTGATGTTCGGGTTGCGGTTGAAGCGGTCGGGACGCTTGAAGCCGCGGGCTTCTTGCTCGCGCCACCACACCTCGTCGGGGACCTCGTCAGCGAAGTCCTTGCTGGTGGGCTCGAGCTGCTTGGGCGGCTCGATAAAGTACTCGTACATGGCACGTGCGCGGCCCGGGTTGGGCCGCTGCCGGCGCCGGATGAGGCGCTCCTCGCGGAGCTTGTACGTGAGGATGTAGACGCCCGTCACGCCGACGCCGGCGGCCTCGGCGATCTCCGGACAGGTGAGGGGAGTGGGGGACGAACGGATCACTTCCAGGACCCGATGCTTGACGGTCTGCTCATTCATCTTCGCGTGTCCTTTCTCGTGGTTACAGGTCGAAACTCGAAACAGCTTCAATCGAAAAAGCCGCCGCTCCCGCCGCTTCCGCCACCTGAGTCACTGCTGAAGTCACTGCTGGAGTCGCTGCCGCCCGAGCCCCAGTCACCGCTGGCACCGGCGCCGCCGAACTTGCCACCGCTGCCTGAAAAGTCAGTGCTGGTGGGAGCCGCTGGCGCGGCTGAAGGGCCGATGTGGAACACGTTCTGCGGCGACGAGCCGTCGCTGAACACGGCGTGCTTGCGGTTGTCGAGCTCCGGAATGTCCAGCGGGATGTGGGTGGTGGTGCCGGTCGGGTCGTCGATGCCGGGCATGTAGATGAGTGTGCGGCCCACGTCGTCCGACTTCACGAACGTGGCTTTGGATGGGTACGGCACGTCGATGACGTGCACGCGCCGGCGCTGTTCAGCGTCGACGAGCGTACGCAGGAGATCCGAATACTCGGCGCGCAGCGCGGTCAACTGGCTCTTCAGAAAGAAGCATCGCCCGAACTGCAGCCAGTGCGTCTCGATCATCGTCTCCCAGACGCGCATGCCGCGGCTGTAGCGATCCCTGAGCACCGAGCTCTCGTTGCGAAGCATCACCTCGTACTCCGGGCCGACACCGATCTGCTGGCCCCAGAACAGGGGGCACAGGCGTTGCTTGGTACGTTGAAACATGGAAGTCCTTGCGTGGATGTAGGGGTAGAAACTCGAAACTACATCAAGCAGCTTTTCAGCGCGGCCACGGTCACAGCGATGACCGTGGCCCAAAAGAAAAGGACGACGCCAAGCGCGTCCCAGCCCTTGAAAGGCCCGCGTTCGATACGATCGTCGTCGTCGTTCACGCGCTCTCCAGTGGAGGAATAGGTTTGAGATGCCATGCCCTGCAGATGTCGCAGCGCTTGCACTCGAAGTTGTTTTCGCCAAGCTCAGCAGCGAGCTTTTGGCGGTTCTCGGAGAAGAGCGCGTCATACGCGGTCGCGTAGCGAAGCTCTTGGCACGGGGTTTGTTGGTCGCGAGTTGACATAACAAAGATTATCGGCTGAACGGTGGCGGGTTGTCGTGCTCGAATCGGTACACGTCGTTCCGAGCGTGGATGGCCTCGTCGGTCGTGCTGGCTGACAGCATCGCGTCCAAGTGCGGCCACACCTCCATCAGCCACAGCGCGATGTCGAGTGCTACGGCCTGCTCTGTCGTCCAGGTGTCGTTTGCACGCCGCAACGTACCAACCACCCTCTTCGCTTCGTCGAGCGTCATCGGCCCATCACCATGAAGGCTCCGAACACCAACGCGATGAGGCAGGTCCACATAAGCAGCCTGTCGTCCGACGCATTCTGTGCGCGGCGCGCGTCCATCTCCGCGTTCCAGCGCTCGGCGGTCCACCCCTCAGCCTTGAGAGCTGCCCACTGCTCGGTCGTCGGCACATCACCACGCTTCATGTTGTCTTCGATGCTCATGTTCCCTCCGGTTTCGGGTTCTCGGCTAGCCAGTCAGCCAAGCGAAGCGCTGGGCCGTGGTCGGCGTAGCAGCCAATCGTCAACACCTCGCGCGCGCCCTCCTCGAACTTCGCGTACCACTCCAGCTTGGCCTCTCGCTGGGTCGCGCCTTCTTGGAGCTGCCGCATGACGTCAACGCAGGCGTCGTTGCTCTCGCGCAGCTCGGCGTTCTGCGCCGTGAGCTCGACGACCGCAGCCGCGCTCTTCTGCAGCTCTTCGCCAAGCAATGCATTTGCCGTGCGCAGGTCAGCCAGCTCCTTCTTCATCCTGAGCATGTGCGGCAGCCCCATCAACCGTTGGTTCTCCGCGCGCAGGCGATGCACCTCGGCATCGGCTTTGGCGAGCAAGGTCTTTATATACTCCACTGAGCGCTCGAGGCTCATCGGCGACCCCTTGCCTGCTCCGCCTTCTCGGTCGCGCGCAGCTCTTCCCACTCGCGCCTGAGCTCGTAGTTCTGCGCGTGCTTTTGCACTTCCTCTTCGGAAAGCGAAACGCCGAACTTGGTCTTGAGCCACAGCGTGAACCGATTAGCCATTCAGTCCTCCTCTTCGTGTTTGGAGAAGTCAACGCCTTCTGCTTTTGCAAACGCGCAAATCATCAGCGTGAGCGCCACGATCCCTTCAAGCAGGCCGACCGCCACCCAGTCGCGCACGCCGGCGATGCCCATCATGTTGCAAATGAGACCGCAGCACACAACGCCTTGGAGCCAGAGCGCGCCCTGCACCGCTGCCCGCCACAGGTTCATGAACGCACACTTTCTTTCAGTTCGCCCAACGCGAGCAGCTCAGCCACTTTGTCGAGGTCGTTGTGCGGGCCCAGCACGAGCTGGCCCTTGTAGGTGAAGTGCTCGCGGCACTCGTGTTCTTCGAAAGCCAAAAACGCTTTGAACGCACACTGCACGAGCTCACTCGCGGTCATGTGCGGAGAAAGCAGATGTTTGCCGCCCTTCATGATGCGCGATCCGCGCAGCGGAGGCGGAAACGGAATCGTCGCGATCACCTGCAAGTACCAGTGCGTTGTGCCCGGCGCATCGCTCACGGGAGCGCAGATGAGCTCGTAGCCGTGCTTGTACTTGATGTTCGCGAGCACGCTCGCGATCTCACCGACGCTCATCATGGGATCACCAAAAACCGACGCATGTTGGAGCCCTTCTGCGCGGCCTCCTCGTCAAGGTACACTGACCCACTCACCCACTTGGCCCCAGGGACCACGGGGTGATCGGGGTCGACGAGCACCCACTCGACCGAGTGCATCGGAGATGACCTTGCAAGCACGACAGGCTGGCACACATACCCAGAATCACGGGTCTTCGTCAGGAACGTGTGCCAGCGCTTGGCCTCGAGCCTGTCGCAAAACACAGCAACCTGCTCCACATAACCCTTCTTCTGAAGAGCGTCTGGCTTGTAGAACGCGTAGTACCGCGGCTCTTCCTTGCCCCCAAGCTCGCACACCTCGCACTTGGGGATCTGAAAGAGCACGGTCATGAGCCGCTTGCACTTCGGGCAAGAAGTCATCGCAAACGCCCTTCCCGCTGCATGACAGCATAACGCGCGCGCAGCGGCGCAGGCTGGAGATCCGCCAGCGCAAGACCAAACTGCTTGGCCATGGCCACGACAACATCCATGGACCCCTGCATCCGAAACAGTGAATCGAGGAGTGTCGTAGCAAGGTCTTTGCCACGGCCATCTCTGATGAGCGCCTGGCTGGCCTCGACGCTCACGTGATGCGCAACAGCAAACGCGTCCAAGACGCGCTCGCGAAACGCGTCTTCCAGCGCGCGCTTGGTTTCGGTCACAACATCGAAATCTTTTTGGTCAAGCATCGGTCCGTCTCCTTCTGTCGCTGTAGCCATCGACGCAGCAAGGTCGCCGCTTCGACTCGGATGGGCTTGCCGCCGATGGCGCGCATGTAGGTTGCGTATCCGATGCCCGAATGCAGCCAGGGCTTCGAATAGTAGAGCTCGGACGGCATCGCCTCGATCTCATCAGGGGTCAGCACCTCCCAGGCCTTGGCCGGCTTCACAAAACGCCTCCGAGCCGCCCGAGCATCGCGAAAAAGCCGACAATGCCTGCGACGAACGCAAACCAGGCTTTGCCCGCCTGCGATGTGTCAGAAAACTTCGACACGTCGTGCACGCCCCATCCGATAACGACAAGCGAAAGCAAAAGCACTCCCATCTCTAGGTTCATGTGTCCTCGTCTTCCTCGTCTTCCTCGTCAAACAATCGACACACCCTACGCAGCTCGTGCACGAACATCCACTCGGCACCCGCAAACATCGCGGCATACACGAACCCACCAACTTCATTGGCGATGAGTGGCCCGGCCATCCCTACCGCAATCCAAAACGCTGTTTTCACGGGCGCGACCCTTTCTCTAAACAACCGTGGTGCACGAAGCCGTCATCCCGGACCGCGCCTCGTGCACCACGCCCTACAACCCTACTCTTCGGCCTTGGGGGGTTTGACCGGCATAGGGTCGAGCTGAATATCCTGCGCCTCCGACATGCGTTTGATCTGCTCCAGCGCCTTGTGCATACGCTGCGTCGCAAGCGAAATCAAAAGCGCGTAGTCCTCTGCGCTCGCGTTCACAAGGCAGCCTGCGCCCTCAAAGAGCTGTCGTATCTTCTTGTCTCGAAAGTCAGCCACGTTCGCCCCTCTTTCCCGTTGCTCGTGTTCTAGCTAACGATGCATCCACGCACGCGCCGCGTCGTGACGCTCGTCCCAGGCGCGTTGTTCCTGCAAGTCCTCTTTGCTGCGCGCGCCCTGCAAAGGCTCTCGGTGGTAGGAGTTGCGCCATTGCGCCGCGCGGTCGTACGAGCCTTGTCGCTCACGCAGGTGGTCGTACTCCATGTCGTCGCCGCCACGACGGTAGAACGACTCGTCGTAAGGGCCTCTGCTGCCACCCCTGCCAAAGCCGCTCGCCCAATCGCGAGCGCCAGCAAACCCAGCGCCGCCTCCAAAAGCAGAGTAAGCCACAAACGCCAACGCGATGATCACCACAACGGCAATCATGCGAAGCACTCCGCCGAGCTTCGACTTCTCTTCCATGAGCGTGTCCTTTCGACAGAACCGCGGATCAGAAAGAAGCCGACCGACTCACTCGATGACGGTACAGCTCGCCCCCATTGGACGGGTTGCCCGACCCGATCGGCTTCTGTCTGACTCGCGGTCTAACGCCCCGCCCCGTGGTTTAGCGTGTCGGGGGCAAAGCTAGTTCAGGCTTTCTATCACAGGCCGATCGGCTGTCCAGTCGAGAAAGCAAAAATGTGTTCGTGTCTCCAGGTCTAGCTGTTTGAGCATCTTGCTCCGGAAGGACACGCTAAGTCTAACGACCGGGATGCCCGAGACACGAACACGTCGGGAAACCTACCACCTACGTTGTGATCTCGCCACGATTTCGTGCGCATAGCAGTTTGCAAAAGCGGTTACGTCAGTGCATGGTGGCCGACGTGACGCATTTGCAATTCGGCAGGTGGTCACGTGTGCTCCGCGGCAGCGCCTCATGAGTGCATCACACGATCACACGTTTTAGGTCCTACTTGAACGTGTAACGCTGCCGCGGGGCGCTGCTTCTTCACTGTACCGCCATGGACAAGACCCTGTTCAACACGCGCACGGGCCACGCGCCCGTTGCCGACACCAAGAACCTCGCCGGCGGCAAAGCTTACTCGCGCGACCCACGCGAAGCGCTCGCGCAGCTCGCGGTCACAGGCTGCTTCGGCGACACGTACTACGCCTCCGCGCACGAACAGCTCGACGAGATCAAGGCCGTGCTCGCGCTGTGCTCTCCTGACTTCGTCGCCAAGTGCGCGATCTACGCGCGCGAGCGCGCCAACATGAAGGACATGCCCGCGTTCTTGCTGGCGCACCTTACGGCGCGCTGCGGCGCAGAAGCTGTCGCACAAGCCATAGCGTTCCCGGCACTACGCGCCTTCCACGCAGCGTTTCCGCGCGTCATCGACAACGGCACCATGCTGCGGAAGTTCGTGCAGGTGGTGCGCTCGGGCGCGGTCGGTCGCAAGAGCTTCGGCACAAGCGTCCGCAATCGGATCCGCACATGGTTGCTCGCCCAGTCAGACTGGCGGCTCTTCAAAGACTCGGTCGGTGACCAGCCGTCGCTCGCGGACGTGATCAAGATGGTGCGCCCGAACCCTGTACGCGGCTCCTCGCGCTGGGCGCTGCACGAGTACATCCTTGGCAAGAAGCTCACCGAGGAGCACAACCTCGTGCTTCCACGCAGCGTGCTGGAGTACGAATGCTTCAAGCAGTTACAGCTGCAGGGCAAGGCCGAAGTCTTGGCTGTTCCCGATGTCGACTTCCGCATGCTCGACAGCCTGAAGCTGAGCGACGCGCAGTGGAAGGAGGTCTTTCGCCGCGCGCCGTGGTCCATGACACGACAGAACCTCCTCACCGCAGAACGACACGGCGTGCTCAAAGACCCGGAGATGGTCAACATCATCGCCGAGCGGCTGCGTAGCCCGACACTCGTGCGTAAGTCGCGTGACTTTCCCTACACGCTCCTGAGCGCATTCATCGCTGCGCGCGACGCGGGCTTGCCGAATGCGATCACCAACGCCCTGCAAGACGCGATGGAGATCGCGACCGAGAAGGTGCCAACGTTCGGCGCCGGCACAGTGATCTGCGTCGACGTGTCCAGCTCCATGCAGATGACGCCCGTGACCGGCGGACGCGGCAAACCAACCAAGGTGAGCTGCGTCGAGGCGGCGGCGCTCATCGCGGCTACGCTCGTCCGCAAGAACCCAGACGCGCTGCTCCTGCCATTCAGCGACCGACTGAACCTGGAGTACAAGGTCAACTCGCGCGACTCGGTCATGACGATCGCGCAGCAAATCTGCGCCCTGCCCTCAGGCGGGACGGACTGCTCGCTGCCGCTGTGGCACCTCAACGGACGCAACGCGCGCCACTGGGCAGCTGTAGGGATCCGTCAGATTGTGATGATCAGCGACAATGAGTCCTGGTCGCAGCCGGCGAAATTCGCGAGCTACGGCACCCATGAATTCTACCGCCGACAAGGAACGCCCTTGGCGGAAGCGTGGGCAGAAACCAAAAAACGCAACCGCGACGCCAAGCTCATCTGCATCGACCTGCAGCCCGCGATCACGACGCAGGTCAAAACGGCAAGCGATCAGCTCAACGTCGGTGGCTTCACCGACGACGTTTGGCGCGTCGTACAAAGCTTTATCGAGAGAGGGTCGACTTCGTGGGTCGATGAGATCGAACGTATCGATCTGCACGCGCTTGACGCGCCCGCGCACGAAGCCTAAAAAAGAACCGTGTCTGAATGCAGTGCGGGATTACATCGGATTTGAACCCAAAAGGATCTCGCGCGCTCCCGGTCGGGCACGCAATTTTTGAGCTCGAATGCAGAAGGCATTACATCTTCGCCAAAGATCGGTCTTCGCAAGAAGAACGCGGGTTCGAATCCCGCCGTGCTCCGTAGGGGCGCGTGGGCGAGCGGCCAAAGCCACGAAAACGATGTCTTCGACTCCGGTTGAGCTCGCTACTTTCATGCTGCTGAATGCAGAGGGGCATTACATCGAATTGTAATCGAGAGGTCGTCGGTTCGAGTCCGACCGGCTCCCGCGAGGGAGCCGTAGCTCAGGTGGTAGAGCGCTAAAGTATGTCCTTCGATCACCGGTCAGTGGCGCTAACGTTTTCACGTCCGTTCGGCAGTTGAAACCTCGTGCTTCATGTCACACCCCCGTCGTGCGGAGCTGTCTGCAGACCACCCTTTGTGGGCAGCTCCGCGCGACACCCTTCCGAGTTTGGTCACGAATGCAGCAAGGATTACATCGCTTTGGGAGCCGGATGTCGTGGGTTCGAATCCCACACCCCTGGCCTACACCTGACAGGGGTTAGCTCAGCCTGGATAGAGCGCCGTAACGTATCTTTGCGATTCCGGTCGTGACCGTTGTTTTTGTAGATGAAGGCGTCTTTTGTAACCGGCAGCCGTTGGTGGCCCCTCACCGCACCTGACCGTCACCCGATCCACGACGCATTGCTTGGCACCGAGCTCCTCATCGTGGGCGACTGCCGCACTGGCGTCGATGCGATCGCGCTCGACTGGGCGCTCGCGAACGACTGCATCGTGCGCGTGTACTGCGCGTCCCTGGCGCGCTTCGAAGCGTTGCGCGTGACCCCCGGCATACACGTCGAGCTCACTGTGGCGCTTGAGCTTGCGCGCGCGTGGGACACGCGAAAGGGCAAAGTCGCGGGCCCCATCCGCAACCGCCGCATGGCGCACGAGGCCAAGCGCGTGGAAGCTGAAACAGGGTGCAAGGTGGACTGCTACGCGTTTCCGCTTTCGGGCTCACGCGGAACACATGACTGCATCCGTGCCATGCGCGAGGCCGGATTCACCCCCAACGTTTACAAACACGGAGACTGACCATGCCGAAAGGGCACACCAAGTACACCAAATACGAATCCGAGCTGCTCAAGGCCAACAAGCAGCTGCGCAAGGCGCTTGCGCGCATGGAACGCGCCGCCACCGAGCTCGAGGCACGCCCCGACCCCGTTGTCACCCCGAAACCGGTGAAGAAGGCTCAAGCTCCGGGTCGTCAGCTTCGCCTTCCGGGTACTGTCGGTAGCCGCAAGGCGGCCAAAGCCCCTGCGAAGCCTCGGAAATCGCGCGCACAGCGTAGTTGACCGCATCGTCACGGTTTTGCCCGCTGTAGACGATGTGCCCGCCGGGAAGAAGCTCTACTTCGCCGTCTACGACGGCGCACAGCCACTTCTTCTCGACGGGGTCTCGTACGAGCACGATCGCGAAGCGATCAAAGGCCGCGTCTAGGGCTTCCGACATGCGCTACAGGGTACCGCGTAGCCAGCTTCATTGGGGAGCTCGATGAGATGCGACACAGGGTAGTCCATCGCCACGAGGTGGTTGTACTTCGTGACCGACATGGTCTCACAACGCTCGCAGTACGCGGGGGCTTCGGGTGCCCGGTAGTTTGGTGTCGGAGCGCCCAGGGCCGCGTGCGCGCGCGCAACGGCTTCAGGGCTGATAGGGACATGCCATGGCTCGGGTGACTCAGCTTGCCTGGTCGCCCCACGCATCACGTCGGGCGTGATCGACAAGGCGCCGGCGAAGAACCCGCAAGCGTTGCCTGTGCCGATGAGCACGGGGGCCCCCATGCGCGACACGACCCGCCGGGTGAGATCGAGACCCTCGATGATGATCGCGTCGGCGCCGTAGGGCGCGGTCGCTTGCGGGAAGTGGATGGCTTGCTCGTTCAGCCAGAGCTCTCTGCAGATGTCGTAGACAAAAGCGCATTCCACGCGCTGGTAGTTTGCGTCGGCGACTTCCTCGTGCGGCCCACATGACAGGCCGACGTAGGTGCGCACGCGGTCCACAACAGGACCTGCGGGGGTGGGCTGGGTTTTGTCGAGCTTCAGGCCGACGCGGTTCGCGAACGCTTGGAGCTCGTCGAGGAGCTTATTGAACGCTTGGAGGTCTGCTTGGTCCATAGTGCCCTTTCAAGGAGGTGTGACCGCGAATGCGATGCCTAGGGCAATGAGAATGCCCAAAATCCCCGCCAGTACAATCGCAGCACGCTCACCGTTTTGCATAGACCCCGATGTAGGCAAGAATGCCTTCCATAAGGCCGATGAGATGGTTGAACTGCGCGTGCTTGGCTGCGCTCGCTGCGCGGTAGGCGTGGCCGTCGTCGTTCTTCACGTCGAGCGCATCGATCACCGCGACGCAGCGCTGCTTGTACTCCTGCAAGCCATCTTCGAGCGCCTTCGCGTGCGTGTAGCTGATGGGCAGCTTGAACGCGTAGCGCGTGTAGTTCGCGCCGTCCTGCGTCACCGACTCCACATTGACCGGCTCGGCGTCATGCCAACTCACATGGACTTTGCGGGACCCGGACTCGGTGGGTCGCTCGGCTTCGTCGGGCATGGGGGCTCCTTGGGGTGCAGGGGCTTCGTTTTGGCGGAACGACTTTTTGCGAAGTCGTCCATGACTTCTTGTCTGCGTTTTTCGTCTTCGGTCATGAACTTTGGCGCGCATTCACCGCAAGGGCCATCTTGCCACTGGACCGTCTTGGTGGGCGACGGGCAACGGCACTGTGCGATAACGCGCCCACACGGGCGACACTTGATGACGTAGTGCATCACGATGCCTCGTACCCTCCGCCCTCGCGAGAGATGATCTTCTGCGCTTTGCGCTGCGCCGCACGCTGCTGTGCTTGGTGCACGCGGCGCTGGTGCCGATTCATCTTCCGCAGCGCGTTGATCGGCGCGAGCGGACTGTCTTTGTTGTTGTGGCACTGCGGGCACATCGCCGGCGGCACCGGGTTTGTGTCTTTGAAGCCGCAGTCCGCGCACACGCGCAACGGCTTCAGCATGTTCTTCGGCGCATAAGCCTTGGAATCATTGTAGTGCATCACTCGTCCTTTTTCGGATCGACCCACTCACCCGTGGTGAGGTGGTCGATCAGCGGCTGCTGCAGCGGCTCGGGAAGGAGCGAGACGTGGAACACGAGGCCTTCAGCCATGGCCTTCAGTTTGGCGTCGAGCAGCTCCGCGTACACCCCCTTGGGCTTTTCGTCTTCCATCATCTCCCCGAGCAGCAAGCGTTTTGGATCGCCGCACCGGCGATAAACATCGTGATGCCCCAAAAGAGCGGGCTCTTGTACCAGCGACGTTCGCCGGCGAGCTCGGCGCGCGCCGCCCGCGCATCCGCAGCTGACAGCTCTACTTGTTCCTGCAAGTGAGCATTGGAAGACTGCAAACTAGACACGGCCGAGCGGAGCGAGGCCGTTTCTTTTTCGCGATGCGTATCGAGCATCCGGAACTTGTTCACCTGCAGCTCGAGCTCCGGGTAGACGCGCAGCTTGTAGAGCAGCTCGGGGACAGCCTCTTCCGAAAACCAGGTGCCCTTGCGCCCTTCCCACTTCACGCCCACGACGCACGTGTCGTCCGGCGTCGCGAGCTCGAGCTTCGGGCAGGCGCGCGCGTGCGTCGGCAGAAGGCTAAAAACCAAGGCTAGTGAAAGCAGCAGAGACTTCGTCATCCGTCATGGTCCTCAGCTTGTCGAGCGCCGCTCGCGACCCGAGCTCGACCGCGCGCTCTTGCGACGCACGAATGTCTTTTTGGAAGAGGTCGATCACGTCAGCATGCGCGTTGGCGTTCTGCATGAGCTCGGCGACGAGGGCGCCGTCACGCGCGATCCGCTCGCGGAGCTTTTGCACTTCGATGGCGTTCTGGAGCGTGGCCACCTCGTTTCGCTTCGAGCGCCAGATGTAGAACGCGCCGATGAGCGTGCCGATCCCAAGAAACCAGCCCCAGGGCAGCTTCCAAAGCCAGTAGAGGAACTTCATGAGGCGAAGATCTTACTGCACCAAACGCAAAACCAGCGGTTTTCGCGCAGGGTCTTCATGGGTTTGCCACACACGCGACAAGTAGGTGCTTCAGTCATGGGTAGTACCTGTAGGGGTGGTACGACAGCCAGTGAGCCCATCTGTAGGCTGCGAACTCAAACAGAGCTGCAAACACCGGCACGCCAACGAACAGCCCGAGTATCCACCAAAGAAGATTGCCGATGGCGCCCGACTTGGGCTTGTCGTCCTTCTTCGGCGGACAGGGTGGATTGACTACCTGGTACGATACGCGGTTGCCCACGACGCATCGTACCAGGCGGCTGGCCTTTTTGCTTTCTAGGCAGCCTAGATGTTGCCCGTCCA